GCCCGTGCTATGCCAGATGAATTTAAACTTGACACAAGCATTGACACTTTTACTGCTTACAAGATGTATATTTCGTCCAAACCTTGGGTTGCATCTAATTATCTTCGTATGCCAGAACGTAAGCCTGAGTGGGTAGCATAATTATGTCAGAATACAATTTTGAATACGAATCTTTGTCTGAACGAATTTACCAGCTTGAGCTGCTGGTGGATCGTCTCAAGGATGAGCAAATCGAGACTGACAATACTCTGTATGAGATCCTAAACAGACTTGACACGATGGATCAAAACGAGTATACTATTAAAAACTTCGACCCTGGAGACGCCTGATGACCACATACAAAGAGATTTGGGATTCTTTGAATGAACTTGACATGATGACATCCAAGATTGGATATGTCAAAGAAATGATCGATACTTCTCTCGAAGCTATTGATAATCGTGATTACAAAAAAGCAGAATCCTTGCTGTATATCACATCTGATTATGTCAAGTATTTTCTTGATCAGTATGATACTAACTTTCAAATTGCTTGGTCAACAGCAATCAATGCTGGCAAAGAACTTGATGATGTGAGGGCAAAACTCTCTCGCCTTGAAAATCCAGAGAATCCTCAGTATACTGAAGAAGAAATGGAAGCTATGTGCAACAAAGAACAACATTCTCCGACATATTATTTGTATGACAGAAATGATCCAACTCGTAAAAATCCGTTTGATGTAGAATTATGAAAGAAATACATTTGTTTGTACAAGAAGGGTGCCGCCCCTGTCTGTATGCAGAAACACAACTCAAGAAAGTTAGTGGCTGGGAGGATGTTGTAAACATTACTCCTGCCAAAGAAAATGGTGAGTGGTCACAGTTTGCTAAGGATTGTGGTGTTCAAGCAACTCCAACTCTTGTGGCATTGATTGATGGTAACGTTGTTGCTCGTATGGCAGGATCCCGTGACATGACCAGCACATTTTGGGAAACTACAATTTATAATCATGGAAAGTAATACACTTTTTGTTTGTGAATGTGGTGATGTGAGCCACCAGCTAATCATTTCTTATGATTCGGATCCATTCCTAAATGATAGTATTTGGTTTCAAATACATCTAGGTGATGTGGGTCTATTGAGACGAATTAAATATGCTTTCTTCTATATTCTTGGTAAGAAATCCAAGTATGGTTGTGGAGCATTTTCTGAGGTTCTATTTGATAAAAGTAAAACCAAACAACTGATTGATACACTTATTAAACACTATGAGGTGATGGTTTAATGGCACTATCCGAATCTGTAGCTACCAGTTTAAAAGAAGCCGAAGCATCACTTCGTAATGCTCTAGCATATGCTGCTCGCCAAGAGCGTCCACTTGTATGTAAAACTATCTCTTCGATGATTGGTGATATTGATCAACTCATGAAGATTGATGATTTTATTGACAAGCTGGAAGAGCGTATGGGTGGAGACAAAGGAATGTTTGGTCCATTCACATAACTTTACACAAATATAAAAACAATCTTAAGAACCATTGTTTTTTGGTTAAATACATGTATAATGTGTTGAAATGCTGACACTAAGGAGCAACTATGACACTAAGTAACGAAGAATGGAATGAACTTGATTCTCTTAGGAAAGCAATCAACGAATATCCAGCATCAGTACACTGGGACAAGATGCAACGATTTGGTGATCTCATGGTAAGGTCACTGGAAGGTAAAGGAGACACATTTACGCCAACGCTCCGAGTGGACAGTTGAGCAAGTGGCACAGGGGGCTTGACGCCCCCTTTGTTTTGCCCTATATTAAGTGAGTCAACAACAGAGGACCACATGGCAACCCGCTCACGAATCGGCATCATGCTTCCTGACGAGTCTGTGCTGTCGGTGTACCACCACTTGGATGGCTATCCCGAGTGGCTGGGTCGTATTCTCAAGACCCACTATAACAGTAAAGAACTTGCTGTTATACTGATTGACGGTGGTGATATGTCTTCCTGTTGGACTGATCTGCCTATGGATCAGGATGGTAATCCATCTGAGTATGGTCCGAACTACTATTCTCAACGTGGCGAAGATTGTCCTCCTCGCCTCGATGATAACAAGTATGACTATCTTGCTGATGGCGAAGAGTATGCCTACCTGTTCACCCTCGATGGTGAGTGGATCTGCTATGATCGCCACCAGTTTGAGGAGAACACTATGCCCACCGTTGCCGAGATTCCTTCTGGAGCACTGGCAGTCTGACAACTGGCACACACCACCCCACAACGGGGTGGTTCCACCCCTATAATGAGTACATGCTCAGAAGAGAGCATTTCGTAAACCTTATCATTTTATTACCATGAGCAAGCAACTTCTGATTCAAATGCTTCGTAAGGGCGCCAATGGAGAGCAAATCCTGAGCATTCTTGATGTTATTGCTGGCGATACTGTGATTGAAGAAATCGCCACGACTCAGCCCACTCTCGACGAGATTCCTTTCTGATTATGATTTCGCTTCCTGTGATCGACCACCCCATCATTGAAGACACTAATGATGATGCTCATGTTGATCAGAATGATCTAAGTATCACACTGACATATGCTGAGCATGAAATGCTGTGTGATGTGCTGCTTCAAGCAGTCAACATGATGGAGTTTGCTTGTCCTTATGGGTATTTTAATCTGCCCATGGATAGTGAACTGATTCAACGATTCTCTATGATTGAGAATCTTCGTGAACGATTTAACACTGCCTGGTCCGACCGCTTTGATGATCATGAAATTTATTGATCTTGAATTTAAACAGCATCCTGTCCTCGGTGGTGGTGATGCTGTACAAGCACTACACTTCTTTCCTAATGGTTATGGTGTAAGTGTGGTACGATTCCCTGGATCGTATGGTTATGCTGAAGGACTGTATGAAGTAGCAGTTCTTGAAGGTAGCATAGATGACTATGAACTATGCTATGATACTCCAATCACCGATGATATTCTTGGTCATCGTGATGAGACTGATGTAGAAAACATTATTCAAGAAGTTCAATCACTCTGAGGTAAATTATGACTCGTTACAATGATCCCAACACCCCTGTTGCTATTGTTATTGGTGGTGGATTTGTAGTTGTTGTTGCTCTGCTATTCTTTGGTGGACCACTCTACAATGTGTGGCAACAATCTCTTGCTGGTAAAGCAGAACTACAGAAGGCAGAATATACTCGTCAGGTAGCAGTTCTGGAAGCACAAGCAAAGAAAGATTCGGCACAACAACTTGCTGATGCTGAAATCATTCGTGCCACTGGTGTTGCTAAGGCGAACCAAATCATTGGTGATTCGCTGAAGGACAACCGTGAGTATCTTCAGTATCTGTATATCACTGGTCTGGAAGAAGGTTCCAACAAAGGTAACGTGACCATCTATGTTCCGACTGAAGGTGGTATGCCCGTCCCTACTCTCCAAATGAACAAATGATTGAACTCCTCGCCAGTGCTCTTATTGCTTCAAGCAATCAATCTGAAGACATTAACAAGTTCTGTGCTTATGTTGTGGGCATCCCATATGCTAGCGATAATTTCACTGACGAGGAATGGGAACGGTTTAAATATTGTAGAGAGCAATTAGGATATGATAACTAACGATGGATATGCTACGGTTCCCTGGGGGAACCGTTTTGTTTTAATATACAATGGACAACAGCTCAGTGATCACAAGACAGATGATCAAGCAATCGAAGCACTGAAAAAACATAGAGAGAAAAACAAACCGAAGCCACCCAAGGGTGCCAGTAAGAAAACTGGCACACGCCGCAAGTCAAAAGGCAAACTTGACCTATAATACATGTAGTTGAGGAACCACTATGTACAACGTCACTGAAGATCAAGTCAATGATGCAGTTGAACTTGTATTCGACACGCTTCAATTGCCACCTAGGTTAGCAGATGATTTTTACATGCTGCTTGTCAACTGGCTAGACATGAAAGATGTTGAAATCATTGAATAAAAAATAAATATAGGTAAATGGCAAGATAAGATGGCAGCAACTAATCTAAAAGAGAGTCTACAATGCCTTGCTTTTGCTTATTTTGCCGATAATACTAAAGTAGACAGTACACACGAAGAAGAATGGTATAATATATTTGCTCCAGACACATCAACGACACCAAAGAGTCTGAGAGCACAATACAAACAATACCTAAGTTCTTTGTACAGTGAAAAGATATTTGAACAAGTAATAGAAAAATACCACAGCACAGTAACACCAAAATCAGGTAAAGTGAGTATTGATGCTGCTGTGAAGAAAGTATATTTGGTAGTAAAAAAAGTAGTAGATTCAAACCTATTCACATCTGGTCTGAAGAATTATATGTTCTTAGATCAGATGGATCCTTTCACTATTGCTGTGAAAGATGATTCTTTGAAAAGAATAGCGAGAGCATTTAATCTATCAGGCAAAGCAGATTTATTCTCTCCAGCAGATATTTTTATTGTTAAAAGAGATAAGATCACTGAGATATTATCTGAATATAGTAAGCATGTATTAAATGCTGATGATAATGAATTGCTTGGCAACATGTCATGGGGAACAACTGGCAAGAACACATACAGAACAATATCAAATAATTTCTTCAAGAAAAGATATTTGGTTGCTGTGTCATTAAAACTACCAGAAACTATATCTGGTGCTGGTGTGTTGAAGATTGTGGGCACAGAGAATGTAGAACCACATCTATTAGATTTCATTGATCCTTATACTAAATTGATAGCAGCAATGCTAGCACACCCAGAAAAAACATCTAAACTAATCGACAAGGTAGTTGATATAGAGTTTGATAACTTCAGAATCACTCCTGCTATTCTATCGTGGGAGTATCCAATCACATTTAGATATGCTGAAGTGATGGATCCACGTAATAGTAATCAAGCATTATACAAAAGAAATTTAAGATTTAAACTATTCACCTGGAGTAATGCTGGTTTCAATGCACAATGGTACAAAGGGCAGGGAGCACCTGGAAACTGGACTGGAGGTGCTGGCACCGAATCTCTTGGCGAACTTTTCGTAAAGTATAATGAATACCCACAAATACTCAAAGAATTAGTTGACATAAGAGAGAAAGCATTTTACTTTGCTATTCATAACTCAGAAAAAGCACCAAATATAGATGCTAAGTCCAAAGGACAATATAATAAAGCATTGGATGAAATTAGAAATCCAAAGATATTATCTGCCGACTTATCAAAGAATATCATTAAGTTCTTCAGTGAATACTCACCTAATTCAAAAGCATATCTAACATACCAAACAAAGGTTGTGAAAGATACCACTAAACAAATGAAAAAAGCATCCACCACGGTGACAACAGATCCTAAGAGATTGAATGCACATTATGTTGCTTCTCAGTGTGCCTGGTTCTTATTCAGGGGTGGAGAAACATTACACAAACATCTTAAGAAGAGAATGTTCTTATCATTGTTTGGATTGATTACTAAGAGTGGATATAAAATCTTCCAAGGTGAAGAAGAAACAGTCATGGAAGATTTTGTAATGAAAGTAATACAGAAGAACAAGAAAAATGTTGTGGCATACTTTAATTCATCACCACACATCGTCTTGTCATAGTGGACAGTTTGCAAACCGACACAGGGGCTTGACCAGCCCCTTTTTCATGCTATGATACGAGGGTAGTCAAGGGAGAACCCCTATGAGCATCACCGCCAAAAAGCCCTATCCCCTGGGCATTGACAATCCTTTCCTGATTCGTGGTCGTTACGGCACCAGCAAGTGGGAGATCATTGATCGTGAATCACAGCAATGCCTTGGCGTGTATCCTAGCGAACTGATTGCCTACGATTGCCGTCGTGCCATGCTACGATATGCTGGTTACGATGCCTGATAAAATTAAATACGCTGCCAGTGCTGCTGTGGTGCTGGCAGTTTTCATCGGTTACAATATGTTTCTGATCAATCGTGATCAGCAACTGTTCAAGGCATACGATGCCTGCTCTCACAATCACCCATCCTGCGTTTATTACAAATGACTGATCAACAAAAAGAAGAGATCATGATTGATGAACTGCTCATGATGGCAATTGAAGAAAAGGCAGCAGAACTTGAAATTACTGTTGATTACTACATGGAGGAGTTCATGTGATGAAAGTTTCCGTAAAAGATTTGTTGAATTGTCCTGAATGCGGAACTGAATGGATCACATCAGTAATTCCTGCGGAACGTCGAGAGAATTATGCTTGGCCATATTTCTATTCCCGCATCAATGCTTGCTACAGCATAGAAACTGACCGCACAGAATACTATCAATGCCCAGACTGTAAGGCAACCTTCCCTCGCTTTGGTCCCGATGTCAAGACATATGAGGTTGACAGAAAGACCTATCCTACATAGAATGTATCAGTACAACACTAAACTCGTATGACTGCTAATCTAGAACAAGCAAATGCTCTTATTCAAGAGTATGCTGAACTGATCAGTAATCTTCAAACTGAAGTCGCTGGTCTTCACAAAGAAAATCAATTCCTTCGTGAGGAACTGGAAGAACTACAATTTGAAATGAACTCTCAATCAAACAGAGAATATGATTGCTGATCTTGTTATTGATTTTGAATCACACCTTAAACATAATAAGGTGTGGTTAGTTCAAATTGATTTGCCTCTCCAGGACGCTCCAGAAGACGTTCCTAGCTCCATTACAGCTGATGTCTATGTCATTGCCTCAAATCGAAACCAAGCAGTCTACATCGCCCAAAGCATGTACCCAGACTGCTTCGACACATGCATTGGAGAACGACCAGTTACAGAATACGAATATGCTGCCAGAAGGAACAGAAGTATATTATAATGGAATGTATGGAGTAGTTAGGTTTGCTTGCGAACATTACATGACAGTGTGTGTTCGTAAATTTCCTAATGAACATGTGAGGGATGTATGTATTCTTGTATATCCCAATCAGACTGACAGAATCACTCTCGTAAACGGAAACCACTCGCACGATTCATGACTTATTTTTCTGATTTTGACACAACTGAATATTTCTACGATGATGAACAACTGCGACGGAATGCTATCCGCAGTTTTGAAAACAAATTTCTCGCTCCAGCCAGTTACGAAACCGTCCCTGAGGCACTGCTGATGGACCTTGAGATCGACTATGATCAGTGAGTAGTCAACCAAAGCACATGGACACCATCGCCGTTCCCAAGCACATCCTAGAGAGCATTCTAGAGAGTCTTGAGCAATCGATGAAAGTATGTGAAAGCAAGAAGAATGAAGATGAATATGCTTATGCTTACATGTATGGTTATTTGAATACCACTGTCGAGCATAGTGTGTATCAACTTAAAGCTTTGGTCAACGAACAACTTTGGTGAAAACTAAATGAGTAAGTTTCAATCGACTGTCTCCACAGTAGCAGCACTGGCTAGTATTTTTGCTGCTGGTGCTGCTGGTTATAAACTGGCACAGAATCAACCAGACTATGATCCAACAGAACCACCGCCTGCTATTGAGCAGAAACTGACACAGTTAGAGGAGAAGCTAGAACAAAAGCTCTCCACACCCCTCCAGCAGCCCCAACAGCAGGCTCCTGTTGTACCACAGCTGCCACCCACGCCACAAGTGCCACCAGCCCCTCCAGAGCCACCTACACAAGAGGTACAACCATGAAAATGAGAATTATTCAAAAGCCATCCTTAACAAATAATCCTGATATTCACTGGTATCATGCTCAAGTACGACGATTTGGTATTTGGGTAGAATGTCGTGATGATTTGTTCATGTTTCTGAAGTATACGAGTGAGATGATGTCACAATCACATGATACTAGTCTCGAACGGGTGGAGCGTTTCGTAGAGTATGCCATGAGAGGGGAAGATATGTTCCCTAAATCAAGGAACAAAGTTGTTGCTGAGTATGAGTAAGTTCTTAGGAGTCTACGAACTTATTCATGCAGTTTCACCTGTCTATCACAATTTAACTGATACTGATGCTCGTAGTGTAATTGAAACCACTGTGGGTGCAGCTATTTTCTATTTGCCAAAAAGCAAAGAAAAATTGTGGACTGGAATGATTTCTGAGGCAGCCTTACAACAAAATAAACGTTGTGAGGATCATATTTACCCACGAAAGATTACTGCAATTGAATTACTGACACATGTTCCGCAATCATTACCACAATTTGAGCAATTGTATTGGAACAAATATGGTAAGTATCATTACGTTACATCAGAAGAGAACCGTATGCTGGTTAAATATCAGAAAACAGGTGAGTTTACATCACCAGAGGAGGCATACGAATCATGTGGAATAAAGCTGATACGGCTAGGGTGATCTCATCAGTATTGGTGATCACTGCTTATTACATTACCATGTATCATGACACCGTGATAGGTGCTAAGATCTATATGGTAGCAAACTCACTGGCAATACCGTATATGGTAAAGGCTCGCTGCTGGGATGTGGTAGTTCTACTGGCATTCCTGATCATCGTAGGTCTTCCCAAGGTGTTGACAGCAACCTGATTACCTGCTACACTGTCCTCATACACAACGGAGAATCATGGAACACGACGAAATGTACTTTGTGATCGACGGCAACGCCATTACTCTCGATGAAATGGGTGCTGCAGTGATCTGTAATGTCAACCAAGATGGTCAAGTTGACTGGGATTCTTTTGATCTGATTGATTGGATGGATCTCTCTCCTGACCAGTATCAATTGTACAAAGCAGTAGTTGATTTCCTTCAAGATCATTCCACTCATCCCATGTACGTCAAATGAACATTGTAGCAGATCATCTCAAGGAATTACTGTTGCTGATTCCTGTATCACAAACTGAATACCAACCAACACCAAGAGAATCTCTTACACCAGAGCAGGAAAGATTGTTCTGGAGGTATCACGGTCATTTCCCCAATGACTTTGCTAAAGCAGTTGCAGATGCTCTCCCAGAAACACACAAGTTTGTTTCCTATGACCATTTAAGTAATCGTGTCACTGTGGAGGCAGTATGAATCCAGACCAAGAACAAGCACAACAAGAAAAAGAATATGAGTCTGTATCTGAGCAATCAGATCAGATTCTATTGTATATGCAGGATCGGTTTCAAGAACTGATGTCCGAGAATCGTATGGATGATGCCATTGCCATAGGTGATGAGTACATTGAATGGATTGGACAGTATCCTGATGAAGTATTTCTTTACTTCAATGAAAACGAACTTAAACAAGATTATGAGGCTAGAAAAGCATGAGCAACCCCGTTGATAAATTTCAAACATTTGTTTCCAAGTATCCTAACATATATCAGGATTACCGACAGAATGCAATCAAAATTATTGATGCTGCAATCAATGAACAAAACAAACGCAATCGTTTCTCAGCCAAAATGACTACATTCGGTGATGTAATTGGTGATTACATTCCATATGCTGCTGAAGATAAAGATCTTGAACTTAACAAGTACATTCGAGAAAGAGCATCTGAACTGTTTCGTGATTACATGGGTCATTGGAAAGATCGTAAAGATGATCTCCCTATTATCATCACAAAAGCTAACTATAGTAAAAAAACTGGAAAAATCCCTAGTTACTACAGTTTGAATACTGATACTACTACAGAGAATACTGTTCTTTCTAATTTCATTGAACCAGTGACACAAGAAGTAACAACACAATCATCTGAAGAAAAGAATATTGTACAATTTAATTTGAAAGAACTTCATGTACATATCAATGGTGATAGTACAAAGTCAATGAAACTTCAATTGATTGAGAATGGAGTGATTGTTTGTCCTCTGTAGATCCATTAAAGGTTGGGTTCTATCAAGTAGAATATGTCTATCAAAATAGAACCCAATATGCTTGTTATTTCCAATTGGAATCAGCACAAGAAGCAATGATGAAGATGATTTCGAAAGGAATACAAGTGAATGGTCTTAGTGAGTATAAACCAAACCCTAGTATAATATCTTATCAAAAGAGATAGGTATTCCCCAATGTTCCGCAAGTATAGAAGCATTGGTATAACTAGGATGTTCTCAATGATACCTTTGAGTTTTCCACAGCCCTGCGGAAAAACCTGTGGAAAACTACTATGTTAATAAATGGTTAAAAAAATATAGGTAGTGTGCGGTATTGTTCGAGAACCTTCGAGGTCGTTGGGGGCTAAGCCCGCCACCTCTCGAAAGTCAAGGAGTTATGTGACAGTTTTCAAAGTGGCACACAGGGGCTTGACAAATAGCCTCACATATGCTTCGAGCCACTTCGAGGACTGGCACAGCCCCCCTTGACAACCATCTGTCAAGTCCTCCTAGGACACTTCGAGGACTGGCACAGGGGCTTGACAGCCCCAGAAAAACCTGCTATAGTGTATTCATGAAGTTGAGGAATTTCAAAAAAGCAGAAATCCCAGAAACTCAAAAAACCCAAAAACTTAGATTTTAAGTTTTTTGAGATTTCTCAGAACTTCAATTTTAAACTTTAATCATTAATTGATAAAACATGAAAACTATCAACAACATTGAATCGAAAGCCATCAGTGCAGTGAGTGCTGGCGACGACAACATCGTGACCATTACATTCAACAGCGGCAAGAGCTATGATTACCGTGATATCACTGGTAATTTTGTAGATTCTGTTGCAAATGCAATTGAAAACAGCCAGAGCGTCGGTCGTTTGTTCAACCGAGCCCTGAAAGAAGATCAGACGCTGCAAATTGTAGCTGTTTGACCTGTTAAATAACAACAAACAACCCCAACTAGGAGTAATTTGAGTTAAAAATGGCAAAAAACAATCGTAAGTACCAGAATCCCATGTCTGACATCAAAAATCTACCGATTGAAGATGAATTCGAGGATTATGGTTATGATGTCCAGAATGCTAAACGTTATTCCGTCAGGAGCAAACGTCAAACTAAATTCAAGGACTACGATGATTATGCAGATTGAGTGAGAATAATTATACGGGGCTTTCGAGCCCCTTTTTTATTCCCTTTGAAACGTACAGCATCATGTCCCTGGTGGTCTGACACCTAGACAGTTTCAGAAGTGGCACACAGGGGCTTGTAGGGGGCTCTCAGAGGTGACATACTATGTTCATCGGGGGAACACCCCGACCAAACACTACCGAGGTTCTCAAATGACTTCCCAGCAACTCCTGCAGACCGCTCGTAACGTGCTGATGGGCACTGGCACCGATGCCAACCGTAAGCAGCTCCAGAGCTATGCACTGCAGCAGGGTCGCACCCAGGCTCAGATTGCCAAGGCTAGCACCATGCGTCTGGCACTGTGGAGCCGTGGTTTCAAGTCCGCCATCTGAAGTGGCACAAGGGGGTTGACACCAGCCCCCACCCATGTTATTCTTGATCTGTACCTGAGGGATTCACCCCATGGCAATGATTTGTGACAACGCCCACTTCTACAACCGAGTGGTGGCACACGAAAGCATTATGTCAGCCTGTGCCCGTTGGGTTGACCACTATAACTTCATGGCATCTATTCCCTGGAATACAGATGCTGAGACTGAAATGTTCCTTCACGAAAAGTCCGAGTACCTTTGCTATGATGTATGATGGTTGAGACCCTTGATTTTACTGGTGATGCTGTAACAGTTCTAGGACTGGTCGGTATCATCTCCACTGGCATCATCCTGGTGCTATGCTTCACTCGTTACTACAACTCCCCCCTAAGGAAATGATCACCATCAATCGTGAACAACTCATCGAAGACTATGCCCAACTCATTGTAGAGGGTATGGACATGGACACTTTGGTATCTTTTGCATATGATACGTTGGTTGGTAATCTTGAAGCATACAGTGATGAAGAATTGCTAAAAGAAGTAAAAAAGTATAATCCTGAATTGTTGGAAAGCTGAAAATCCTAAAAATTGAGAAATCTTAATAAATCAAAAATTAAGATTTCTCAATAATCTTAAATCTTTACAAATTAAGATTTAAGATATAAAATATAACTGTAACAATTAATCTTTAATTCTTATGTCTTATCTAACATTTGATCAGTATATTATAGAAGAGATGAAAGAATATGATATAAAGAATAAAGATGTAGAATATGATGATTATAGTATAGTAGTAGATATAGATTATACTACTCAAGAATAGTATAATAGGGATAGTTTCTTTATACCCTCTAGTGTATTCTAGGGGGTATTTTATTGTTTGTCAAGTGACCCTGTGACACTTTGGGAACTGGCACAGTGGGGGTTGCATCCTGGTGGTTGCTCTGCCATACTGTGTGCATGGCTGAGGGATCAGCCACCACTGTTCAATTCTCTACAACAATGAACACCGCAATTCTTCTCAACAACCCCATCGTCGAAAAGTATAATGAACTGATGGATGAGGTTGCTAACAACGAGACCATCCAACAGATTCTTTATACAATCGCCACGGTGGTTGGATTCATCGTCGGCGTCACGGTTTGGGTTGCTAACCGTGTCAGCGATTGGTATAATGAAGGTGGGCGTGAAACCCTGCTTCGTTATACACAACGTGTTCTGCTGTTCCTTAATTCTATCACAGAGAAAGCCTACTATCGGGTGTGTGATGTGACACTTTCTGAACTGGCACAGTAACACCCACAGGGGGGCTGGATGCCCCCTATACTAACCTCAGTTCAAACAAACAACCATGAATCGCTCCAAAGCTATTCAAACCATCATCAATTTTCTTCGGGTTGACAACAACTGTTCCACTGCTGAATATACCTGGGTGAACAGGTATTCTAATCAGCAACTGCAACAGATGCTGAACGGTTGGCAACAGAATCGACCCCAATTGTTTGCTGCTCAAGGTTACTACGTTCTGTGAGTTTGCATCATGTTCGACCTCGCATTTGTCACACCTAAGTCTAAGAAAGCGAAGAACAGATTCGCTAACATGATGAATAGCAACCCCGAGTGTATTGTAGAACAGATTAAAGAGAACCGTGTGTTCCTTCGTTCTACTAATGGCAAATACTTTTTTTGGGTTGCTGTAAAGAATGACACAGACTGGAGTGTAGACTTCTGACCCTGTGCCAGTTGGGGCACTGTCCACCAACTGACCCCAGACCCCTCAGGGGGTGCCATACTATGTTCATCGGGGGCAAGAGAGCCCCCACCACCACACAGAGCCATGCTTCACTTCTCCAAGGGTAACGCTAAGCTTAACAAAGGCACCCTGATTTTCAGCCTGCCTGCAGGTTCTACCTGCCCTGGTGCTCTGCAATGCTTCTCTATGGCAGTTGCAGATGAGAACGGCAAGCGTTCTATTGTTGATGGTAAGCACACCGAGTTTCGTTGCTTCGCTGCATCCTCCGAGGTGCAATATGATGCAGTTTTCCACAACCGCCAACACAACTTTAAAACAATTGTTGAAGCTCTCAAGTCTGGCAATTGTGCTGATCTTATCAACACTGAATTGCAAAAAGCTCGCAAAAAGTCTACTAAACTCGTCCGAATTCATGAGTCGGGGGACTTCTTCAACGCAGCTTACCTTCAGGCGTGGGTTATGGTTGCTATGCACAATCCTGATCTGAAGTTCTACTGCTACAGCAAGAATCTGCCACTGTTTGTTGGTTTGGAGTTGCCCTCTAACTTCTACATGACGGCAAGCTATGGTGGCAAGTTCGACTACCTGATCGATGAAGGTGTGTTCACTCGCTATAGCAAAGTGTTCATGACAGAAGCAGATGCTAACGCTGCTGGTTTGATTGTTGATCACGACGACAGCCACTGTTTCGAGGCTGCACCGTTCGCCCTGCTGGTGCATGGCACCCAACCCAAGGGCAGCGACTGGGGCAAGGCGATCCGCCAGCGTCGGCAGGCTGGGCAGTTTGGAGGGTATCGCAAGGCGACCGCCAGCCAGCCTGTGACAGTCTGACAGGTGGCACACAGGGGGCACCGCTGCCCCCACCCCTGCCTGTAGACTGATCGAGTCAACCACAGACGACCCATGAAAACCGCCGAGCGCCTGTCTGCTGCCATCCTCGCTGCTGCTGCCCTGGGAATCGTGGTGGGGCTGCCGCTGTTCGCTTCCCTGAGGGATGCCAAGGCTCTCCAGAGCACCGCCCCCCTGTGCCACCCCACAGAGCGGCTGAGCGACTGCCTGGATCAGCTGCCCACCGTCTAGACTAACCACAACGACACCCACCCCCATGCTCAAGACCATCGCCCTGCTCTCCATCGGTGCTGCTCTCTATGCTCCCATCGGGGCTGTGGGTGCCGCTGCCATCGGGTTCGCTGCTGACACTGTGGGGGCTGTGAACGCCGCCACCGAGCGCCGCTGTGCCACTTACAACAGTGTCCTACCTGGCAGCTGCCAGCTCCCCTGACCCTGTAGACTGATCAAGTCAACCACAGACACCCAACCATGACCCTCGAAGAAGCAAACCAGATCTGGAATGATTGCTACAACAGCAGCGATTATTCTCTCTGGGATAAGTACACTTCCCAACAGCGTCTGGATGCAATCGACACCCGCCAACTTGAGCACGAACGTGTAACTGGTGGCTGGGGAGTTTTCAACATCTCCGACCGTCACTGATTCACCCACTAACTAACACGAACCATGACCAGCCTCGCTTACACTGACGAGCAACAGATCGACGAGTTGGTATCACAAATTATCGAGGATTTTGAAAATCTCGATGATAACGAATCTGAGGAAATCTTGGGAGAATTGGATTCTCTCATAGCACAAATTCTCCAAGATTCGTGATACCGTGTGCCACTAATCAAAGTGGCACAGTAAATCACCATTCCCCCCTCAGCTGTGCCATACTATAGGCATCGAGGGGGGAAACGAGTTACCCCACCCCTCGCACTTCCAGGACAATGTTCAACAGCACCCGCCTCGCAGTTCTGTTCAACAACCCCACCGATCTTGCGTCCATTCTCATCAACAACCCCCGCAAGATCGGTCCCCGTCGTGCCACCATCCTGTTCGATCTTGCCACCAGTGGTGATCACAAATCCAACCGCAAGTTGGGTCGGGATGCACTCAAGCAGTGTGCCAAATCTGTGAACCGTCATCTCAACGTTGATGGCAACATTTGCGACCGAGTGTTCAACAAAGCAAGCAACGCTCGTCTACGCAATTGGGCACAGGATAAGAACACCACGGTGTAACAAACCCCACGGGGGAGTGAATATAGCTAACTCCCCCATTCCAGTTCTTCTCACTTTTCCTGAAAATGTCCATTTCCTTCAGCATCACCGACTCCATGCTTTATCGGGAGTTCAGTGTAGATGAATCCTCGGCAATCTACTGCATCTCGGTGTTAGGCAACCACATCACAATCGCCTTCCAGAGTAACACTGAGAAGCAGTACATCTTCGAGGGCACAGATAGATTCACTGCCCACATTCGTGCCATCCTCACTGACTGGAACCCCGACGAAATTAGCATCGGCTCAGTTATAGCTAAAGCACGCAAATCTGGAGATCTCAGTATTCTTGAAATCTAACAGTTTCTATTATTAATAGAATTACAGATTTTTTAGAGAGTGATAATTATCACTCTCTTTTTTTATTTGCAGAATATAATTATATTTTGTAAATCATATTTGCAGTGTATTAGAATAACAGTGTAATCGTATGTGTGAGTATAAAGAATAAACAGGTAATTACGATTCAAAGTATAAAGAATTGACAGTTAATCGTAATCGTTCGTTAATTATAATTAACGTATAGCGAAAGGGGACCCATCGTTCTAAGCTATAAACGTTTCCCAGAGCCCTCGAATTATTCCTTTCATTAAAAAAAATTTCCCCCAGAAAAAATCATGAAAAAAGGTCAAAAGTTATCAAATGCCACAACTCGTTCCCAACAACTCCAAGTTCGCAAAGTCATCAAAGAACAAGCAAAGAAAGAACGTCAAAGAATACGGGAATCTGCTAAGCCACGTAAGCCCTCGAATTCGACCACTAGGCGTACCGCATCAAGATCTTCGAATAAATACACATATAGACCAAGCTCCCCAGATATCTTTGATAAGATGCTAGAGGGAATTTGGGATTTCATTTTCAATATTGTCCAAAAAATTTCCCAGAAAATTTTCAGCTAAAAAAGTCGCCATGGAACACAAAGTAACTTTCAAAACCAAAGATGGTACTATAAAAGAGCAACGCTTTGATGACTTCAATCAATTCGCAGACACCATCGAGACACTTGCAACAGACTACTATGCTGGCATTCGCCCAGAGATTGAAGTAGAAACAATTTACCAAGATATGATTAAAAAGGAGAGAGTAACTGAGAATGGAAGAGTTGAACCAGAGGCTGAGTTTATTAGAGACTAAGGTAGCACGAATCGAAGAGAAATTGAATCAACTACCAATTCCTTTTAGATTAATGTACCGTCCTCCAGAAAAAACCGAACATGTAAACATAGTTCAGTACCTGGATGAGGTAGACAAAAGATTAAAAGACCTAGAAAAAAATTAAAATGCCTTTAGTTGCAGGACCAGAAACATTTGATACTACATCAACAGTACCAGGAGCATGTACGTACCCTGCCCAGGCACTTGGAGTATTTCAGCCAGGTGCTGCACTATTCTATGCAGGTGCCCCATTGAAGTTTGCACATGCTGCTTTGCCTCCAACTACAGTGCCTGGGGTTCCAAATACACCTAATGCTGTATGTGCTCCAGGTGTTCGAGTGTCTGTGAACAAAGTAAATAAATCTGTGTTCTTCAATAGCTTCCCACCGCTGGTCCAGGGGGACCTGTGCCAAGCTCTAGGGACTGAGAGACCTCTGGTAGGACCATTTACATACCCCAACCTCTTTGTTGCCAATTCGGGCAAATAGTGCTATGATAGGGGGGTAGTTCACTAGTACATCATATGGCAAAGCGTCCTTCTTTTTCTGGCGGTCCCCAAATCGAGTCCAAGCCCAAGTCTACTCGCCAGGGTATGGGCAAGCACACGAAGTATGCTGCCAGCAGCCGTAACAAGGCTAGGAAGCGTTACCGTGGTCAAGGTCGAGGTTAATAATATTAGCGGCGAGAGCCGCTTTTTTATTGTCAATTTTGATGCTGTGTAAATAGTAACGAAGGGATAGCAACCCCTTTAAAAGTTCTGTTTGTACCTTCATGGAGTAAACAGATGGCAAATTCACCAGTAGATAGAAGTGAGGACTTTATTCAATCAGGTATGACTCTGATTTCAGACCTTTCTTCCGAAAAATACCTTAAGAAAATTCATAAAAATCAATATAAAGTTCCTGAGAACCGACTTTCTCGCCAGTGTGGTGGGGCTGGTGGCTTCGATGATTTTGTAGAAAGGTTCGAAGAATAGAACATAAATAACAATAAACATTTATTTGTGTGGCTAAGACTCTTACCTTTAAAGATCTGAATATCACATTTAAGCCTCATCCTATCACTGGCGATCTAATCGTCACCAAGGATGAGGCTGCCATCAAGCAGTCTGTTGTTAACCTATTGTTAACCAACAGAGGTGAGAGATTTTTCAACGCAAATTTAGGTTCTTCTATTTCTTCATTATTGTTCGAACCTCTTGATTATGGTACTGCTGGTATGGTATCAGCAGAGATTGAAAATACTCTGAAAGCATATGAGCCAAGAATTAAAGTTCTTGCAGTGAATACAGTACCTGATTTTGATCAAAATGGTTTTGATATTGAATTAATCTTCGAAATTATTGGTAGAGAAGACGTTCCACTTAATGTAGCATTTTTCCTAGAGAGAACACGATAAATGCCATACGCTCAGGTATCTAATTTAGATTTCACACAAATTAAGACTGCACTCAAAGAATATTTGAGAGCGCAGACTAGTTTTACTGATTATGACTTTGAAGGGTCGGTATGGAGTAATCTGCTTGACGTACTTGCCTATAATACCTACTACACGGCGTTTAACACCAATCTGGTAGTCAATGAGCTATTCCTAGATTCAGCCACCCTCAGGGACAACGTAGTAGCCTTAGCGAAGCAATTAGGCTACCGTCCCAAGTCAATCACAGCCCCCAAGGCTTTAGTTAGTTTTAATGTCGAATTTAGTGGCACAGCACCCAAAGAGATTATCCTAAAGAAAGGAACTGGGTTTGTAACATCATTTGACGACAATTTATACCAGTATGTTGCAACTGAAGATCACACTGCTTCTGTAGTTAATGGTGAAGCTTCGTTTTCTCAAGTTGCAATTTACGAAGGATCATTAATCACAAATACTTTTACAGTTAATACTGGATTACAAAGTCAGCGTTTTATTCTCCAAAACCCTGCAATTGATACCACTAGCATTAGAGTTAAAGTATACCCATCAGCTAACGCTACTTCATACAAGATTTACCAACTTGCTGATAACATTTTAAATATTGACCCATCATCAAATGTTTTCTTTATTGAAGAAATTGAAGATGAAAAATACGAAGTTTTCTTTGGTGATGGTATTTTAGGTAGAAAATTAGAGAACGGTGAGTATATTGAGATTAGTTATCTCACCACAAACGGTTCTGATACGAATGGAGCTAGATCTTTCACCTTCAGTGGTGTTTTAGAAGACTTAGAAGAAAATTCAGACTACCCGCTAAGCATTGTTAATGTAACTACTAATGCTGCTGCTAGTGGTGGCGAAGAAGTAGAAAGCATTTCGAAGATCAAATTTAATGCTCCGAAGTATTATGGCACTCAAGATCGTGCAGTTACAGCCGCTGATTATGCTGCTATTGTCAGGAATATTTACCCAGCGGTCGCTGATATCATTATTTACGGTGGCGAAGAAGCAGAACCACCTGAATATGGTAAAGTAAAGATTTCAATCAAGCCAAATAACTCAGCTGCACTATCTTCATATACAAAACAAGAAATTGTACGTGAATTGAAGAAGTATATGGTTGCCTCGGTAACTCCTGAAATTATTAATCCATCTATATTGTATGTTGAGTTATCATCTAAAATTTTCTACAACAGACAGATCACAACATTAGTTCCTGAAGAAATTCGTTCAAAAGTAATTTCTGGACTACAAAATTATATTGATACATCTGACGTTGAAAAATTCAATGGTAAATTTAGATACAGTAAAGCAGTTGGCGTAATTGATGACGCAGACAGGTCAATTAATTCCAACCAAACAACCGTAATGATGAGAAAGGATTTTTATCCTTCTATCAACTCAACCTTCTTTTATGAGGTTTGTTTCCAGAACCAATTCTACATTGATTGTGAAGAGCCTGTGATGCAATCATCTGGGTTTGTTGTTAGCGAATATCCCAATTATACAGTGTATTTGGAAGATAGGGCTGCCAAAATTGTCCTATATAGAATAGACTCTTTAACTGGTGATAAGATTGTTTTGAACGATTTTGTTGGAGACATAAATTATGAAAAGGGAGAGATTATGCTGTATGATTTAACTATCATAAAAGGTAGTTATTTTGACAATCGAATCGAGATTCGTGTAAAACCAGCGTCCAATGATATCAATGCTTTGAGAAATGTATACCTTGACATTGATATTGCAAACAGTAAGTTCATCGCATATCAAGAGTAATCTAGATGGCTCCAAAAACTAGAAAAATTTCAACCCTCGTCGAACAACAGTTACCAGGGTTCATATCTTCCGAATACGTAAATTTTTCTAAGTTCGTAGAAAAGTACTACGAGCAGTTAGAGTCGCAGGGTCAACCCATCGATATTATTAGTAATATCACAAAATATCGTGATATTGACTTCTATGAAGAGAATCTTTTAAATCAATATACCACACTAGTATCTAATATTAGTGATAATGCTGCTAGTATTACTGTATTAGATGCAACATCATTCCCTAAAGAGAATGGTTATATTCGCATCAATAATGAAATCTGTTTCTACAAATCTAGAACAGATACAGAATTTTTAGATGTTTCTAGAGGAGTTAGTGGAAATACTACTCTAGGAGACCTTTATTCAGAAACTACATTTGTATCTACAGAATCAGCCTCCCATGAAGCGGGGCAGTTAGTTTATAATGTAAGTAATCTGTTTTTATATGCATTCATTAAAAACTTCGAGTCTCAGTACTTAGGAGCTTTCCCAGAAAAGTATTTGAAGGGTCAGGTTGATAAAAGAACCCTGATCAAAAATATCAGTAAATTTTATAAAGCAAAAGGTACTGATAAGTCAATTAAATTTATTTTTAATTCTATTGTATCCAGAGATGCAGGAGATATCCCTGAAGTATACAATCCAAAAGATTCCACAATCAAAGCATCTACTTCTGATTGGGTATCAACATACTCTTTAAAAGTAAAGTTTCTGTCTGGAGATCCTTTATCAATAATTGGAGAACGTCTAACTCAAGCACTAGACGAAACAAAGCCAGATATGCTGTATGCATCGGCTATTGTTGATAACGTTGTATTCAAAGGATCTACAGAAGAAGGTGACATATACGAAATTATATTAGATCCAGCTACAATTAATGGAACATTTGAGATTGCTTCCAAAACAACATTAAGAAAATCAATCACCACAGGATTATCCACAGGACAAAAAATTAATGTAGGTTCCACCATGGGTTGGAAGTCTACTGGAAAAATTTTGATTGGCAATGAAGTTATCAAATATAATGCAAAAAATGCAACTCAATTTGTAGTAGATCAACGAGGAACACCGCCTTCTACACATTTTGCAGGAGATAATGTATATTCATTCTCGACAGTAACTTGCAAAGAAACATCTTTACTAACTTTAGGAATTTTATACAACTTAAATGTTGCTCAAGCAGCACCTTATTCCGAAGAAAAAGATGCTATCCAAATTTCAGATTCTGGTTTTGAAACCAGAGATCCAATAATTTTTAATAAGACAACAAATAATGTTAGGTGGATTATTAACGAATCCAATCTTTCACCAAGTATTCAATCTAATGTAGCACTTCAAAATGCTGTTTCTGAAGAACTCGCTAATGTTTCAGCAATTTACGAAGATGACCAGTATTATTACATCTGTTCTTCTGGTTATCCATCACATGATATTTTGTCGAGTGAAGTTGACGTAAACTTAGTTGGTCAGAATTTACTTCGTTTAATCAGAAAAAATCCCACCACAACAACAGAAGTATACTCAACTGGCAATAGAGACGTTGGTATTTTTGTTGATGGTACACTAGTTTTAAACCACAAAGACAGTGAATTTGTCAATTTTGGCAAAATTACTAAAATAACAGTAACAAAAAATGGCACAGGGTACAAGAACCCTCCATTTGTATTAATTAACGATCAACCAAAGAAAGCCAATGCATCTTTATCAGGTGAAGTTTTAGAATCAATTGCGATCAATACTACCGAATCATTTACAAGAATTCCTTCAATAACTATAACTTCTGGTAGAGGAGCCAAAGTAGATGCTGTAGTTACTAGTGGCAAGATAACTAGTTTAATTATTAGAAATCCAGGTGAATACTATTCATCTCCACCTGTTATTAGAATCACTGATTTGGCAGGTAGAGGCAAATTTGCAGATTATACAGCTGTAATATCACCAAAAGGTCAACTTGTAGATTTTGTCAAAGTAGACGAAGGGAAGTTTTACACCAAAGAAAATGTTGTAGTTGAAGTAATAGAAGATGCTAGAGGAACAGAAGCAAGTGCATTTGCTGAAATCGAGAAGTGGTCTTTTGATAGATTAAAGAAAAATGAATTAAAAGTTGATGACAGCTATGGTTATGTTGTCGAAACTTATGATAGTATCAATAGACAAGATAAAGATTATGTTTACGGCAGAATAGCAAACCCAACCAGATTGAGAATACTGCTCAATGATAATTTAAATTCTGCATTTAACGAGCCATCATATAAAACTCATTCACCAATACTTGGTTTTGCTTATGATGGTGTGCCAATTTATGGTCCATTTGGATACCAAAATCCAACAGATCCTTCTTCTTTGGTAGTAAGGTTATCTTCTGGTTATCAATTAAAATCTTCTCGTCTAAATGGTCCTTCGGTAAACACATATCCATTAGGTACTTTTATTGAAGACTATGAATGGAAACCATCTGTCAACACAGGAAAAACAGAGCTAGACGAAAATAATGGTAGATTTTGTGTTACTCCTGATTATCCAAATGGTGTTTATGCGTATTTCTTGACAGTCAATTCAAGTAATGTTCCAGTTTTTCCTTATATTTTAGGTAAAAACTATTATTCTTTACCTGTAGACTCTAATTACAATTCAAATATTTCACAAAATGATCTTCCAGTAAAAGCTAGAAGATTAAGAACTCCTGAATTAGAAAATAATGGCTCTAGTGCATATGCTTATATTGAAAGTGTCAAAACTGGTGGAGTATCTGGTGCTACAGTAGAAGATTCCCACAATAACTTTAAAGTTGGTTCTGTAGTAAGAATCAATAATTCGAATACTGAAGGAAGTGGGGCAGCAGCTTCAGTAGCCTCTGTTGTAGGCAAAAATGTTTTATCTCTGGAAACAAAACAAACAAAAGCTACAGAAATTAAAACGTTACAGACTGCATATTATTTTGAAGGTGATACTATCACCCAACCATCAACTGGTGCTGTTGGTACATTAATTGGTAACGTAATTAATAACAATCAATTAGTTTTAAGAGATGTTAGTGGATCTTTTGAACCAAATGAAGAAATTGAATCCACTATTAATGTAATTAATTTAGTTTTAAGTCAAAACTCTTCATTTACTGCAGGTAGTGTCATATCTTTATCAAATGGCATTGATGATCCAGTAGCTACTGGATTGGTTTTAGAAACTACTAACAATCAAAATAGTTTAAAATTAAAAGTATTAACTGGTAATTTCTTAGTTGATAACACCTTATTCCTAAAGAGTGGTAACTTAAATGATACTGTTGGTTCTAAAATTATTATTCTAAATTCATTAAGTATTGGCATCGTTGCTAACACAATTAATGACAATATTGCCATTGTAGAAACAGATGAGAATCACAATCTAACTATTGGCGATAAAGTTATTATTGATGTAAATCCAGATGATTCTTTAACTGAAACAGAATATTATGTCAGAAAAAGATATTATCAAAAAGTAACATTAAAAGCTCCTAGAGTAATCAAAAAGATTAATGACCTTGGTTTAGGTCGTTATGATCTATTAAATAGTGGCGTAGATTACTCTGTCGGCACTTATACCAACGTAGAATTAGTTTTTCAAAATAATACTACAGCAAGAAATGAAATTGGTCTTCCTGGCGATCCTGGTAACGCTAGAGCTACTATAATCGTTTCTGGTGCAAATGGTTCTAATTATGGTGGAGTTGTACAGGTAATAATCACAAATAAAGGTACTGGTTACAGAAAAGGAGATATTTTAACTGTAGCCGATGATGATCTGAATAGATTAGTATCGAGTGTTTCTACACAAAGACTTACTTTATTAGTTGATCATGTTGGATTTGCTAAAGAAAATACAGAATTGAAATTGAATTCTATTGTTAGTGTTTCTAATGATGACCTTTTACAGATAGGTGACGAAATTGTTAAAGTTACTTCTGTAAACGAAATCAATAAATCTGTCTTTGTTGTTCGTGGTCAAAATCAAACTCGTATTGTAGATCATTATAATGGCAAAGAAATATCTTCATTGAATGCAAGATACAGATTTACTGAAGAACAAAGAATTAAAGGTGATGGATTAAATGATCCATATGTATCTTCTTATGACGAAAAAACACAAGAACTAACATTGGTGTTTGATTACTCTTCATCATCTCCAAATCAACTACTAAGAAGTAATACTTTTTATGATGCAAGCAGCCCAAGAAAATTAGTAACTATTTCTTCCACGGATTCTTCTGAATATAGACTAGAATTTTCCAAAGATAACACAAATTTTGCTGCCAATCCAGTTGTACAAATCCAAAAATACTACAAATACAGATTTGATGTAAGTCATTTTTCAATGACTGATACTTATTTGGACTTTTCTTCCAGTTCAAATTATAATGTATTTACAGAAGAAAAGTTTGTAAGTAGCATTTCTCCTGGCAACCCTGGATCTTATTTGTCGATTAAATTGGGATTTGGACCAAATATTTCAACAAATACATTTGAGCAGAAAAAACCAATCAATTTCACCAATTATTTTTATTTTATTAAAGTATCTGATGTAAATACACAAAATTCGTATCTACAAGTAGTAGATGATCCACTGACAGGAGAAAAGGAAGTAGTTTATTCCACAGATACTAAATTTGTTTACAATCTATCTGGCGTTCCAGAATATGATGGTACAGGTACAATCGATTACACAACATCATCTAAATTTGCTATCGGCAAAATAAACAGTATATTAATTGAAAATTTTGGAGATGATTATCGTCGTGTTCCTACTGTGTATGGAATTGATGTTGCCGAAGAGTATGAAGCTAAAATTGATGTGATTTATGATGCTGTAGAGAAAAAAATTAAATCTATTGCTATTATTGATGGTGGGTCAAATTATTCCAAACCAAAAGCAATTGTTGTAGATGGAGATGGATCTGATGCTCAATTTGAAGTATCAGTAGATTCGGGCGCAATTAATAGAGTTACTGTTCGCAACGAAGGAAGAAATTACTCATATCTCCCAACAATAAAGATTATAGAAACTGATGTAAAAGTATATTTTTCTAGTAATAATATTGGCATTCCCCAAACAGTTAGTATTGTCGAAAATGGTTATGCCTTCCATAACGACAAAACATTATATCCCGAATTTAAATCTCCAACAACACTACTTCTTGAAGATGTAGTAGACAATGCTTTTGCTATAGGCGAAAAGGTAGTTCAATATGATAACGGAAATATTATTTTTTCTGCTGTTGTTGCCAAAAATGGATTTAGACCAGGAAGCAATATTCTTAGACTTGAAAAAATTAATGGTGTAATTGATAAATCATTACCAATCAAAGGCACGGTCAAAAATAATACTGCGACGATTAAGGCAGTATTATCAACTGTATTTGCTCCAGATATCAGAACCTTCTTTGACAATCAAGGAAGATTTGCTTCGGATAAAGGAAAGATTGGTGTTTCTTCGCAAAAGATCACTGATTCATTCTTTTATCAAGATTACTCTTATGTAATTAAATCAAAAACTCCAATTTCTGTTTGGAGAGATTTAATTAAAGAAACTGTACACCCAGCTGGTTTTAAACTGTTTGGCGAAGTTGCGGTAGAATCTGATGGCAATACTTCTATGCCATCAGAAATAGAAGCAAATAAAACAGAGTCAGTTACATTTATAAATCTTGGAGCAAAAAATATTTCCGTAATTGGAACTAGAAGATATGTAACCGAATCATTTGTAAACTTAAATGCTTTTAAAGTCGAAAGAGGTCTTGGATCTATTTCGGTAGATACTTTTGATAATTCAGAAACTATCGCTGGCGAATTTATTCTTTCCACTCCGTTTAATGGTAGATTAGATTCTTATGATGGTCAGCCAATTGGAGATACTGTTTTTACATTAATTGATAAAAAATCTGGATTGCCAATTGCTCCATATAATGAGCAACAATTAATAATTACTTTAGATGGAGTTTTACAAGAACCTGGCGAAGCATACACTGTAAGCGGCACACAGATTACTTTTAGTTATCCTCCGTTTGGATCAAACACAACAGAAGGTCAATATGTTACTGGCCAGAAATTTTATGGTAGATATTTTAAATTCAAGACAGATGATTTAAATTTTGAATACTTAAGAAAATTAAGATCAATTGAGTCTGAATTTGATGGCGTAAATATGCAATTTGATTTGTATTATGACAATAATGATATAGTAAAGACAGATAAAAATGAGAATTTAATCATAACATTAAACTCAATTGTTCAAAAAGCAAAATCATCTGTTATTGATACTTCAACTGAAGAGTTAAATTATTTACCAGAAAAAAATTCATATTATATCTTAAGATCAGATGATCCTGATGTTACTGATAAAATTGTATTTTCTGATCCACCGATCAAACATTCTGACATAGATGAAAATACCGAGCCACAACTATCTGGCAGGGAGTCTTCATTTGGATATACAATTGGTTCTTACTTGAGATTAAAAATTAATAATGATTTAATTGAGTATAGAAGAACTGGCCCATTTTTAATCATTGATGAAATTACTCAACGAGTAAAGAAAATTGATAATTCAAAATACGCTTTAGTTTTTATTGATGGTGTTCTACAAGTAGAAGGAGAATCATATAGAATAAGTGGTCCTACAATAACATTTACTAAACCATTAAATTATTTTGTGTCAGAAAGTGGCGAAGCCATTTATCCTGATGTCAATATAATTCTATTATATGGTAGAGATATTGCTCAATCATTAACAGTTTATGATTTTGAAAAAGATACTTTCTACAATAAATTAACATTAACAATTACTGGTTCTGGTACATATACCCAGTTTATAAATTGGTATGGTCCTGTAGGAACGAAAGAAATTTGGGTATATCAAAATAATAAAGCACTAGGAAAATTAAGAGCTTTTAGAAAAGCAACGGAAACCCAATGGAATATAACTTTATCATCACAAAACGTCTTATACAATTCTAATTACTCGCTCAAATTTTCTACCCATCCAGGTCTGAATGATCCTTCAGATCTGACCATTTCTGGCCCATATCAACTTTCTACTTTATACGAACAGAATACTGATGGAGATAGATTATTAAGCAGATCTAGCAGCAGATACTTATATGGTTCTGAATTAGCTGACAAAGCTTGGTATGAACAAACCAGATCATATGCTAATTTACATCCAGGTGATTTAATTAAAATTGATGGAGAAAAAGCATATCGTGAAGTTTCATCAATACCAGCTAAAGTAAAAACAAAAGATTATCGTTATGATTCTTTTGTGAGTAATAATGTTTATAGCAAAATTTTTGCTACAAACTATAATGATATTGTTAGAGGCGAAGGACTAGCAGTTATTGCAAATATCGCCAATGGAAAAGTTGTTTCTTTAGATTGGAATAAGAGAGAATTAGAATTATATTTTAAATATAACTTATTATTGCAACCAACTGCATATCAATATTATACACCACCAATTTTACAGTTTATTCCAAATGATAAAACTGGTGGTGGTGCTAGAGCTGAAGTTATTGTATATGATGGTCAAGTAATTGATCTTAAATTACTTGACGGTGGTTCTGGATACATAGAAGCTCCTACAGTAGTAGTTTCTAGGGGTTATGATATTATCAAGGATCCTAATAGGAAAATTGATAGCTTTACTGAGCTGAATTTAAATATAGAAATTACTGGATTTACATTAACTTTTTCTAGCTTTGTTGATGTACAAACTGCTAGAGTTGAAGGTAATGTACTAGAAATTATTTCTTTTAATGGTCCTAATAATCTCAGTATTGAAGGAAATATCACTGCAATCATTCAAACAATTAATGATGTTGGATTAGAAAATAAAAAATTATACACAGAACTTTATGTTTCTGCTGGATTTATTAGACCAATTGAATTCAGTAGTATTGTTTCTACTGATAGACAGATTACAAATATTATTGATGTTCCATTCGATGTAATTTCTCGTTCTACAGTAACTTCAACTGATAGACAAATCACAAAGAATATTACCAAAGTAGTTAATAATTCTATTATTGAAACTGCACCATATTCTATTAATGATGTTGGAGCATTCTTGGATCTTCCCCTCACTGAAACTGATACTATTGTTTATATTCCTGATACAAGCAGATTCCCAGATTCTAGTAGATTACTTATTGGAAAAGAAATTGTAACTTATAACAAAAAGCTAAGTGATCGTTTCTTAGATGTTGCTCGTGGAACATTCGGAACTACTGCAACAACTCATAATGCAGGTGATTATCTTAGACACTTACCTGAACTTGTAACTGTAGTTTCTGCTGGGCCAACTACAGAAATTATTACCGAAGTTACTGTATCTCAAATCAGTACTACTTATTTTGAATCGGTAAGAAGCACTCAGGTTTTATATGATGATACTCCTGTAGTAACTATACAAGATACAGCTACAAATATTATATCAATTGAGCAAATTGACATACAAAATGCAAATAGCCGTATAGTTACTGAAATTGTTATTGCTCCACCAGATTCTAAGATCACTAGTTTTGTTACTACGATACAGCAAAATGGCACTGAGTACGTAACTGGTATTAATTCTGTAATTGATACTTATCAACAAATTTATTCTTCATCAATACAAACGATACTTGCTAATTCTATTGAGACAATAAGTTCTGCCACAAACACAATTGTTAATACCGACATTGAAATTCTAAAAGAAACAGCAGAACTAATAAGTCAATTTAATAATGTAATTTCTTCTTCAATTGTATCGGAAATTGATGTTCCTGTTTCTGCATACACATTTAGTAAAGTAATTACAACTAATGTAGCTAAAAATGCAGATATTGAAATATTCCGCAAGTTTGGAGTTCTAGATTATTTTGAAGAGTCTGTAGTATTGTTTAACCCAATTAAGACTAGAACAGGAGAAATTACATTAGAAGATCCAGAAAATGAAGTTGTATTGAGAAATTTAAGTACAATAAATGTTATTAATAAAACCATATTCCGTGAAGAGTTTTATACTTCATATCAAGTAGGAAACGTTGGATTAACTTTAAAATCTTTCCAAGATAATATGTTTATTGATACTGGAACATTTAACTCTGGCATGTCATTACTAGAGTTATCTTTAGCGTATCCATCATTGACAATTAATGATTTTACGGAAAGACCAACTTCTGCAATTACATTGACAGGAGAAAGATTTAATATGGGAATTCCTTCTATTCAAAATCCTGTAGTCTATGCAGTCGGATCTAATTTATCTTCTTCAAGTATAATTGGTGTTGTGGGAAATATTTCTGCATTCCCAACTACAGGTTACTTATTACAGGCTTCTTCTACTGGACAGTATACTGTTGTTCAATATACTGGAAAAACTACATCAACATTCACTGGTTGTACTATTATTAATGGATCAAATATTATTAATTCAGGAAATCAAATTATACCATATTCCGTCTGATCTGTATAAATATAAATACATCAGACATAAAAATTCACTAGAGAGTTCAAGTAAATGGCTGCTATTATTTCAGATAAATTCAGGATTTTTAATGCTGGACAATTTCTAGAATCTCTTTCGGAAGGTTCTACCGATACTGGCGTAGAGCGCACCAGAATGTACTTTTTTGTTGGTCGTTCTCAGAGATGGGATTCGTACTTAGAAATTTACAGCAAAAATGCTACTGCATTTGTAGCGGGCCAAGAAGTTTACGTTGGCTCTTCTTATGCAAGTGCTACATTTAAAGCAAAAATCCGTGTAGTAAATGCGGATAGCTTACTTCTTTATGATGTTCTTCCTAGCTCAACAGCTTCACCAAACGTTGGTTCAACTCTAAAAGGCTGGAACGGAACTTCAGATACTGGTGCTCAGGCATTAACAGGTGTATATCGTTACGCTACCGAAGATGTTCCACCTGTTCCCCTAGATAACCAAGCAGAAAAATATGATATCTATGATGATATTATTGCTGCTAAGAGAGTAACTTCAACATATGCAAGAACAGTAATCAGAAGATACAATTGGGATCTGGTTGCTAACCCTAAATTTGACATGTGGAAGCCTGATTACTCGGCTACCCCTGGCGGTGGTGGTCAAATCGGCAAATCTGGTGCAACTGGAGCATCGTCAATTTCTGATGCTAAGTTCTATGTTGTAAACTCAAATTATGAAGTATTCAAGTGTCTTTATAATGGCCAGTCTCCTGCAAACCCAACAGGAACAAATGCTACATATGAGCCAAAAACAACTCCAGCTGCTGGACAAGGAACCTATGCAAGTGGCATTTATTCAGAACCTTCTGGCACATATATCTGGAAATATTTGTTCACCATCCCAACCGATGATGTATTAAGATTCCTATCAACTGACTTTATGCCAATTGTTGATAGCACAAATGCTACTCGTGTCGCAACTGAAGCTGCTGCTGTAGATGGCGAAGTACGTGTAGTTTTAGTTGAGGCTGCTGGAGCAAACTTACCTAATGGCACTCACTATGCCCCTATTACTGGTGATGGTACTGGTGGTAAAGTACAAATTGTTGTTTCTGGTGGTGCAATTACTTCAGTTTCTGTAACTGCTGCTGGTAGTGGTTACACTTATGCAACTGTTGCTTTAGCAACTGGCACAGGTTCTGGAGCTACTGCATATGGTTTATTCAGTGACAGTGCATTAACTGCTGCTGTAACTGTTGCTTCAAACGCAACTGGAGCATTAGAGCCAATCATTTCTCCTCAAGGTGGTCATGGTGCTAACCTAGAAGAAGAGCTAAATGGTAAGCGAGTAATGCTTAACATCCGTTTAACTTATGCTGAAGGTTCTGGCGACTTCCCAGTTGATAACGATTTCCGCAGAATTGGTATTTTAAGAAACCCACTTCTAAATGGAACTACTGATTATGCAACAGTAGATACACTTAATGGTTTATATTCCGTAAAAATCACTGGTGCTACTGCTGGTTTTGTTCCTGACGAAACTATTACTCAAACTGTAACTGGCGGAACTGCTCTAGGAACCGTTGTTTCATGGACTTTAGATTCTGGCAGCACAACTGCTGGCGTATTGAAGTATATCCAATCACCACAACTTCACAAGAATAATGGTGTTGTTCGTGCATTTGAATCAAATGCTTCTAATGCAATTACTGGCGGCATTTCACTAGCTTCTGGTGCAGTTGACACCACTTTTGCTGATGGCACGGTTCTTCTTGGTTCTACTTTCACTGATGGCTTAGCTCTTCCAGAAATCAAAAATAACTCTGGAGAAGTAATATACATAGAGAATAGAAGACTAATCACCAGAGCCCCTGACCAAATCGAAGATATCAAACTGGTTATTGAGTTCTGATCATTAGATTAGTAAGAAATTCTCTAGAACTTATTTACAATGCCACAGAAGACAAATCTTAATGTATCCCCATACTATGATGATTTTGACGCTAAAAAGAATTTCTACAAAGTTCTTTTTAGACCAGGATATTCAATTCAGACGAGGGAGTTAACCTCCCTCCAGTCTATTCTCCAAAATCAAATTGAAAGCTACGGTAAATTTCAATTTAAACAAGGAGATTTAGTAGTACCTGGAGAAGTCGGGTTAAATACTCGATTGGATTACGTTAAGCTGTCTTCTGTTTCAGAAGTAGCAGTGAATGTAGATGGAAATATTGTTTTCCAAAAATATGATATTAAGAAGCTAATAGGTCAACAAGTTCAGGGAATTACATCTGGTGTTGTTGCTAATGTCTTAGCTGCAGAATATAGCTCATCAACAGAATCCGATACACTATTTGTTAAATATACAACTAGTGGCAATTCTGGGGATGAGCTAACTTTTCGTCAAGGCGAAACTTTAGAAATTATTAATGGTGTTAATACACCCCTACTTGTTGTTGGTACTGATGGAAGCGCCTTACCAACAAGTATTAAAATTACTGATCCAGATACAAATCAATCATCATTCAAAGAAAGCCCCGCAATGGGATTTGCTTCTGCTGTTAAAGTAGAAGAAGGAATTTATTTTATTAATGGATATTTTGTAAGAAATAACGAACAGTTATTAGTAATCAATAAGTATTATAACGAACCATCATTGATTGTTGGTTTTGATATTGAAGAGAATATCATTGCTCCTGAGCAAGATGCATCTTTATATGATAATTCAAAAGGATTTTCAAATTCAACTGCTCCAGGAGCCCACAGATTAACTATTAATCTGAAGTTGAAAACTTATGAATATGGAGCACAGACTGATAAAAATTTCATTCAGCTGTTATCAATTAAATCTGGTGTAGTTCAAAAGCAGATTAAGCAAGCTGATTATACTCTTTTAGAAAGCACTTTAGCTCGCAGAACATATGATGAATCTGGTGATTACGTTGTAGATAATTTTTCTTTAGAAGTTAGAGAATATTATCAAAAAAATAATAATTTTGGTATCTTTACCAAAGATTCAAATAATTTAGTTAATGGTCTTTCTGAATCAGAAGCTTCTTCCAAACTTCTTGCTAGTGTAGGTCCAGGCAAAGCTTATGTAAGAGGCTACGAAATTGTTAATGGAGAAACCAAATATCTACCAATTAACAAATCCAGAGATACTATTACTCGTGATAACATTACTTTAAAGACTCAAGGATTAGCTGAATTTAAAGTTACTAACGTATATGGAACTATACCATTAAATGATGAAGGTGCTGATGCAACTGCATACCCAACTGTATTTTTAAATTCAGTATTTAATGATGGCACTATTGGTCTAAATGATCTAGAGTCGGCATCCAATCAAAAGCAAACTATTAGCAGAAGAAGCGAAGGGTTTGAAATTGGTTATGGTATTAAAACTATCTATATCTCAGTATCTAGTTTAACCAATCCAATCCAAACTATCAATGATAGCAACTTTGATTCTGTATTAAATGATCTTTGGTTTATTAAGACAAGAACTGGCACAACACCATCAACTATTGATAGTGTAAGACCAATTGCATATTCCAAAGTAAATCGCCCAGATCTTGCTGCAGATGTTGCTTTATTAGAGCTTACTATATACGGTAAAAAGGATTTACTATCATTATTCCTCAAGGAATATGATGAACAATCTGCATCTAAATTACGTGATGTATTTTTATCTCAAGCAGATGCTTTCGCAAACCAAAATAAATTTGGTTCTGTAGTAGATTATAGTGAAGTTATTACTCCTGTTATTGGTCTAGCTAAACCAAAGAATTTTAGCCTAGTAGAAAGAGGCAATGGTTTTAATCAAGATACTGATATTGTTATTTCTCGTGGCAGATTGAATGATGGTACTGCATCATACAACAGTACTTTCAAATTTAATTATTTCAATCCAGTATTTTTCACCAGACTATTATTGGATAGTACTGTTCCTGAAAGTAACATCAGTAGCCAACAATTCACCCCAGGCAAGTACATCAAGGGTCTCCAGAGCGGTGCCTACGGGGTCGTAGAAGGCTCCTTAACCGAGTTTTACTCATATGGTAACACCCTTTTCGTAAAGACGCTCTCAGGCACCTTCCAGCCTGGCGAGAGCATCACTGACGAAAATGGAAACATTTTGCGTATTGCTAAAGAAAATACAATATCCCACTTTATTGTTGCCAAGCGTGGTGCTGGATTTGTTAATCCAACTGTAACCATTGATGGCGTTTCATATGACAACTCGAAAGTAAAAGTATTTACGGAAGGAAGTTCAGTTTACAGAATTGATGTTTTAGATAGAGATTCAGTATCAGCAGAATATTCCACTCCACCTATTGTTGTTGTAAATTCAGCCGAAGCAACAGTTTCTACTTGTATAGTGGAACCAGTTTTATATAGAGATACAGTATACACTTACTCACCACAAAATGTAAAGTCATTCTTTGCTGAGTATGGTTCTGCAAAGAATAATAAATTTACTGCTGATATCGAAGTAAATAAGACAGCTTATACAGATACAACTCCCATAACTGATTTCAGTTTTACTGGATTTGCTGGAGACAAGTATATTGAATGCAATGGTTTTGGTGGAGATCCAACTAAGCTATTGACGCAAGGTGATTTAATTCTATTTGCTGATGATGAAGGAAGAACGAATAGAATGATCGTTCAATATACTACTAAGCCAGAAGGATCAAAGAAAGCACGTATTTACTTAGATTATGCATTGCCAGCAAATGCAATTAATGTTTCTGTCGTTAGATTAAGACCACAAATTTCAAATTTCAATACAAGTCTAATCTTCCCAACAGGTAGTAGCCAAGTAAGTTCACTAATCAAGGATAGTGCAGATAGTAAGTTCAAATATTATGTAAGAAGAGATTTTATCACTACAGGTTCTTCAAGTGGTGGTAGTGTTACATTTGCTGCTCAACTACCATTTGGCACACAAAGATTTACTTCTTACTCAGAACAAAACTTCCTAATTACAGTTATTGATAGAGGAAGTTCAACTCTAGTTTCTAATGGAGATATTCTTTATATTGATCCAAGCTATGTTAATGTCGAAACTTCATCAGATACTACAAGTGGCTTGACTGCTGGTAGTGTTATAATTACATTACCAAATAATTTCTTTGGCAATTTAACTTCAAACTTCCCTAAGTTAAAACTGTCGGCAACTATTGAAGTTACCAAAGCCAAGCCAAGATTAAAGACAGCAATCAAAAATAAGAGAATTGTAGTTACATCTAGTGGCGATAGAGTTATTCCTCTGCGTGGTCAGGATTATGATACAGAAGAAGTAGAAATTTTCTCTTATTCTGATGCATATAAGCTAAAATATGTTTATGAAGGATCTTCAACAAATCCACCAAAAGTAGATACAAATGGCAATTTGATCTCTGGAACAGATGTAACAAATAGATTTACATTCGATGATGGTCAACGTGACACTCATTATGATGTATCCAGAATAATTTTAAAGCCTGGATTTGAAGCTCCAGTAGGTCAACTAGTTATTGGTTTTGACTATTTTGAGCATTCCCAAGGTGATTTCTGCACAGTAGATTCTTATCTACACGAAGCTGGTGTTGGTTCGGAAGAAATTCCATCATTCAATTCTTCTGTGTATGGAATTACTTCTCTAAAAGATGTAATTGATTTTAGACCAAAAGCTGATAACGATACTATTATTTCTGGATTCCAAGATAAGACTTTACTTTCGCAACAAGATTATATTAAATTCTCTGGTCCTGGTGGCATTATAGCAGGATCTCCTGCATCAGATTTTAACTTAGAATACACATTCTCTTTCAGTGAAACACAATATCTCGATAGAATTGACGGAGTATTTTTAGATAAGAAAGGACAATTTATTATCAAAGAAGGTAATTCTTCATTAAATCCATCTAAGCCAGAAATTATTGATGACGCTATTGCTTTATACTATCTCTATATTCCTGCATATACAGACAGCAATAAAGATGTGAGAATTATTCCTGTCGATAACAAGCGTTACACTATGCGTGATATCGGCAAATTAGAAAAGCGTATTGAAAGATTAGAATATTATACTCTTCTCAGCGTATTGGAGCAACAAGCTTTAAATATGCAAATTAAGGATGAAATTGGTCTTGATAGATTTAAGAGCGGTTTTGTTGTAGATAATTTCGAAACTCATCGCATTGGTAATCTTCAATCTATTGATTATAAGTGCTCTATTGATACACAACAATCAGTACTAAGACCACAGGTAAAAGAAGACAACTTTACTCTCAAGGAAGTTTATACCAGAGTAGATGAAAGACAAAATGCTGGTTATCAAAAAACTGGCGATGTTGTCACACTACCATACACTAATGTAAGATTGCTGGGCAATAATTTTGCAACCAAGACTGTTAGCCCAAATCCATTTGTTGTTCTACAATATGTTGGTGATGCTAATATTAGCCCATCAGTAGATCAATGGTACAACACTGATGTAGTTCCTTTAATTACTGACACAAATACAAATTTATTCACTATTTTCCTGGCTAAAGCAGATTCCAGAGATTCATTTGCTAGTTTCTACAATTCATTTGTAGTTAACTGGGTAGGTTATAATAGAAATTTCTACAATATTGCTTCTCTATCAAATATTAATTCACAACAAGCATCTTCTAATGTAGAAATTGCTTCTGTTGCTAGTACTTCTAACATCAGCCCTTTCAATAACGAAACTGCTAAAGGAGTAACAACAAAAACTACGAATGATAACTCAGTCATTTCTTCTATTCAATTCTTTGCTAGAAGTATTCCCGTTAAATTTAATCTAACCAGATTAAAGCCACAGACACAAATTTATGTGTTTATGGAAGGAATTGATATTAACCGTTGGGCGATTCCTGATATTAGATATACTGGTATTGCTGGTAATTCACCATCATCTTTCAATGCTCCAATTGTTACAGATGAAAATGGTAACGCAAGTGGCATTATTCTAATTCCTGCTGGCAAGCCACCAAGAGAAAATACTTCTTGGACAGGTAATGTTCAGACAGTAATTTATGATGATACTGCTTCTGATGTTTATATCACTTCAGGTATAAAAACTATTAGATTTACTTCCAGTTCAACCAATGAAGTAAAAGATAAGGTAGATACTTACACAGAAACTAAATTCTATTCTTCTGGAACACTACCCGAAAATCCAGCTAGTATCATTTCAACTCTACCAGCATACTTTAAAGCTAATGAAGGTGTTCAATTAGTAGATCAATCAACTAGCAATAAAGAAAAACCAAATCCATTAACACAAACATTTACTGTAGAAAATTTCGATGGTGGTGTTTTTGTAACTGGTCTTGATTTGTACTTCAATAAAAAGAGTGACAATATCCCAGTTAGAGTTTACTTGACTAATGTTGATGTTGGAAAGCCTGGCAAATATATTATTCCAGGAACAGAATCAGCACTATTACCAAATACATACTTAAAAGTTTTTGCTAGTGGTAATTTGACTATCACTGTTGGCGAAAAAGTAAAAGGCAAGAGTTCTGGTGCCGAAGGTCCAATTTTAAAGGTATACGATAAAAATAATATTGAAGTTCTAGCTTCAACGATTGGAGAAATTTCTCTCAGCAATGAACAAGTATATACTCTTGTTTTAAGTAATCACAATGGCATTTCTTTCCAACAAAATGAAGCATTAGAAGTTCCTTCGGTTATTTTATACAATAATAAAACTGCTCAAAATCTAGGACTAACAATTGCCAAAGATTCTGGAAAGGTCGTAGATCTTAAAATTAAGAACGTTGGTATCAATTATCAAAGTGCTATTCTCACGATTGAAAGTCCTCAACTACCTGGCGGCAGTACTGCTACAGGAACAGTTGATGTATCAAACGGCAAGATTTACAACACCGAAATTTCTATTGGTGGAAATGGATATACAGAACCACCTTCAGTAGTTATTCGTGGAACAGGAACTGGTGCAAGTGGAGCAGTAATTGAGTCTGTTATAGAAATTGATACCCCAGCAGTTCGCATGGGTATTGCAATCGATACTGCTGGAACTACGGCATCAACAATCCCAACTAGATTTAATTTTGAACATCCTGTATATTTACAGAATGATACTGAATATGCTTTAGCTATCGAAACAGATTCAACTGATTATAAGTTATGGGCATCTAGATTAACTGAAACTGAAGTAGCTACAGGAGCTGCAGTTACTGCACAACCTTTACTCGGTTCCGTTTACAAATCACAGAATACTGATAACTGGACACAAGATTTATTTGAAGATATTAAATTTACTTTATATCGTGCTGAGTTTGATATTAGCAGAAGTGCAGAACTTTTACTCACCAACGAAAATCCTGGTTATGAAAAATTAGAATTGGATCCGATTGAAACGTATGCTTTAGCCAATACTAATGCAACTTCCCCATTATTCAAGAATAATAATTCCATCGTCAAAGTAAGACATAGAGATAATGGTTTTGAAACTTCGGGCAAATCATATGTATTCTTCAAATCACTGAAGAATGTTGGTGGATTTAATGGTAGTGTTTTAAATTCTACTTTATTCAAAGTTTCTAACACAGGTCTAGACTATTACAATATTGTTGGTCCTACTAGAGCAAGTTCCAACTCTGTTGGTGGCGGAGAAGAAGGATTGGTTTCTTATAATAGAAAGTTTGAAAAATTATATGCTCATATCAATTATATCCAAGCACCAAATACCAAGATTGATAGTTTTGTAAAAACAACTAATATCATCCCAATTGATTCAAATACCCTAAATTATACTTCTTATTCACAATCTAATTTTGAAAAGACATTTATTAACGAAGAGCAATTCTTCACAAATCAAAAAATAATTGCTTCCCGCATCAATGAAATTTTAAATTCTGTAGATAGATCACTAACATACAAGATGCAGTTATCATCAACTGTATCATATCTATCACCTGTAATTGATCTTCGTGTTGCCTCAGTCAAAACCTCAACAAATCGAGTAGAAAATGCTGCTGGCAAAGAGCCTAGATTTGGCAAGAGATATCAAATTTTATCTTTCTTACCAATCTATCGTTTTACAATTAATGGAACTAGCCAGAATATTGAAATAAATCAAACTATTGAAGGACTAACATCTGGTGCTAAAGGTAAAATAGTTAGAACTGAAGGTCAATCTGTTTGGGTAAAAGTTACTTCGCCATCAACCTTTACACAGCAAGAGTATGTATTCCTTTCTACTCAGTCGCAAGAAGGTGGTATTCTAGAAGGAATTGATATTTCAATTGCTAACAATAGCATTGTTCAGCAATCATTTAGTTTTGATATTGGTTCTACCGTTGTTGCATTTAATCCAAGTGCTACAAACGAAAAATATGACAACAAAATTAGTGGCAAAGTTGTTAATTGGGATTCTGCTTCCAGACAGTTAATTATAGAAAATGACAAAGCTCCAATCAATGCTGATTATGTAAGCAAGATTACTTTGGGTAGTGACTTCTCAAGAGAGCCTGATTCTGATAATCAATCCCCAGATATTTTCCGTATTGGTGATATTCTTTATTATGATGGAATTGCTTTCGGAACAGAAGAATTTGTTGAGGTAGGTTCTATGGAATTTACTAATGGCATTGATTTTGTTTCTGAAAGGGCATCAAACAATAGTTCTTCAGTTGCAAAATATGTAACTAAAGAAATCGCAATTAATCAACCAGGAACATCTGTTGATGTGAGATTAACTTTAAATATCAAAGATATAGAAAATATTAAAGTTCTATACAAGATAAAGGAATCTTCCAGTCAAGTTAATTTCACTGATATTGAATGGAATTACTTTAATATTGATGGCAATCCAGATAATAATGATTTGGCAACTTATTCAAACTCTATATCAGGTCAAATTGAAAATCAATCTGCATATCAAGAATTGAAATATAGTGCCGCCAATTTATCTGAATTTAATTCATTTGCAATTAAAATTGTTATGAAGACAGATGATCCAGCTTATGTTCCGAAGATTCAAGATGTTCGTGCAGTTGCTTCTTATTGATGGACAATCGTTATTTAAAAGTTGAAGGCCACGAAAATTTGTATAGAGATTCATCAACGGGGGCTATTGTCAATACAGACAAACCAGCTCCCAAAAATTTTTCTAAACAATTTACAAATGCTATTGATGACATAAATAGTTTGAAGGAAGAAATATCTGAAATCAAAAGACTTCTTAGAGAGATAGTAAGAAATGGCAGTTCTTAGATCCGTTGCTAAAACAGATACATTTGAAATTTTTAGGCAAAAAGTAAACGAAATTGCTGGCGATGTTTTTAGCATTTCTTCTGGCGGTAGTGACCTATCTACAGGAAATCTTAAGTTGGGAGATGGCACAAGAACTGCCCCAGCATTAGCTTTTGTATCAGATGGTAGCTTAGGAATTTACAAACCAGCAGCAAAAACTTTTGGATTTGTGAGTGGTGGCAAGAAAATTGCTGATTATTCAGAAGCATCAGTATATACTTTCAAAGATTTAATTTTACAACAAAATATTTTAAATAATACGGGTATTTCTATAACAAATATTGGTAATAATTATGATGCTGGGGAATATTCTGATGTTAAATTAATTGGTGGCACTGGAGATAATGCTACTGCAGATATCACGGTTACTGAATTTTCGGGGAGTATTAATTCAGTTGGAGCAAATTATATTGAAGGTAATTATAGTGGTATACCAATATCTGGTGGATCTGGCACAGGAGCTGTAGTATCATTTGATATTAATGGAATAGTTGGGAATATTACAGAAGGAGGAACTGGTTATATTCCAGGAACTTACGACAATATCGAATTAATTAATGGATCTGGCACAGGAGCAGAAGCTAGTATTGTTGTTACTGGAGATACTGTTCTTAGTGGTTCTATCACAAATCCTGGTTCTGGATATACTGAAGGAGTATATAATTTTGTCGGAATTTTAAATAAACCACTCGATACTTTTGCAGTAACTTCAATATCAAATCCAGGAACTCCCCCACCAAATAATGTTTATCAAATTGACGGAGTAACCCAAGATACATTAACTTTAATTAGAGGAAATACTTATAGATTTGATGTATCAAATTCTTCTCTTTCTTCATATCCATTAATTTTTAGAGCAATTACTGATGAATTTTTGGCATCTGAAGATTATAATGTAGTCTCAAAAGGAACTATTGGAACTACAGGAGCATTTATAGATCTTATTATAAAACCAACAGCTTCATTAGGTAATATCAAATATGATTGTTCATCTGATCCAGGAATGGGATCGACAATTACTATTATTGATGGAGCTTTAGGACAGTATGGAAGTATTGCAACTGCCACGGCAACAGTAAATTCTTCTGGTTTAGTATCTGATTTTGAAATTACTTCTTTTGGTTCTGATTACAAACAAACTGACGTATTACAAGTTTATTTTGGTGAAGTTGGAGGGACTGGTTCTGGGTTTGAATATACAATAGGATCTCCTTCTTATACTGGCGTAGTATCTGAAATTACTATCACAAATAACGGCATTAATTATTTAAAAAATAATGTTTTATCAATAAATTCTCTAGATGTTGGTGGCGAAGGATCTGGATTTGAATTTACAATAACGTCAGATCCTGGAATAGTATCAAATCTACAATTCAGCTCTAAAGGCTCTGGGTATCAAATCGAAGATATTCTTGAATTACCAGAAGAAATAACAAATATACAAACAAATTTAAATTCTCAAGTTTCGGGATTATCTACTACACTAAGTAATTCATCTACATTAGTTACCGTATCATCCACAAATGGTATTGTTGCTGGGATGACTGTTTTAACAGATATTTTAACCAGTGTTGGCGAACTTCCTATAGGAACAACTGTTCTTTCAGTAAATAGTTTAACTCAAATAACATTATCCCAATTGCCTTCCACTTCAGGAACAGCAACTTTAAATTTTGTTTCGCCAGGACAACTTGACGAAATACAATTAGTTTCGGTTGAAAATATTATAGTTGGTTCTACTGTAACACAAACAGCTGGTTCGGGACAATTAGATATAGATACCACAGTAACAGAAATTGACACAGAAACAAATATAATTACTCTATCATCTCAGCCAGTAAAAGCAGGATCAGCAACTTTAACTTTTTCGCCTCCATTTGGAATTCCTGCAAATAAATTTGAATACGAAATTTCAAATTTAGGTAGTATTGAAGAATTTACTATTACTGCTGGAGGAAATGGATATTCGTTGGGAGATGTATTAACTGTAAACAACAAAGATTTAACACAGCCAATTGTATTTTCAGTAATTAATAAAAATTTACAAACAATTACTTTTGTTAATTCTATTTCAAGTGCAGTTTTTTCTGTTGGAGATACTATTACATTAACGGGAGGATCTTTAATTCCTGTTATTTCCACAATTTATAGTATAAAATCTTCTGGGGGATTTATACAAAGTATATTAGTAGATTCTGGAAATTATGAATCAGGAGATATTATAACTGGAGAATCAATAACAACTTCAAATTATGAAATAAATACTGCTTCTTCTACACAATATAGATATTTTATTGATACTGGTTCTGGTTACGAATTAACTCCAAATTTAACTCTATATGTAGGAAACACTTATAACTTTAATTTATCTGATAGTTCAAATTCTTCTCATATATTTTCATTAAGTAAATTTAGAGATGGCATTTGGGGACCTAGTTTAATTGAAAATATAACAACTACATTATCTACATCTTCTGCAACAATTATCGTAAATGATACTACTGGCATTTTGCCAGGAATGGAAGTTTCAGTTACTGATGGTGATGGGGTATTGGAGCTAGCAACTAAAGTATTGCAAGTTAATAATGTATCAAACTCAATACTGTTAGATAAAGCGCCAAGTTTCTCTGGTGCAGTAACATTAACATTTAGGGGAACACAATATACCGATGGAGTCGAAAGAGGACAATCCATCTTATCAATTAATGTAACAGAAAATACTCCAAATCTTTACTATTATTGTGCTGCTCAAAATAGCACCCATGTTAATGAAGGTGGAGAAGATAACCAAGAAGCTGTTATCACGATCAACCCAAATAATCCAAAAGTATTTGGTAGTGATTTTTTACTCAGTGTAGATGAATTAACCACAGAAGATGTAATTAGTGGTAATATCGAAACTGGAGAATTTATAGCAGTTTCTTTTACTGGCAATGAAGCAACCTTTGGATCTGCTTCGGTGACAGGAACTTTATCTGCACCATCAATTACAGGAAATGATATTACTGCTACTACAATTACATCTACAGGTAATTTAGAATTATCTGGAACGGAAGTAAATGTGACAGGAGATTTTAATATTGGTTCCAATATTCAAGTAGTTTCTTCTAATGGTAATATTACAACGTCAGGTATTCTCCAAACCAATGGCAGTTTAAACGTTAATAATATTTTAACGGTTATTGATAATACTATTTCTACTATTACTGGCAGTGATATTGTATTAGAACCGCCTACAGGAAGAGTAGCAAAAGTAAACACAACAACTGCTATTATAATTCCTTCGGGTAATTCTGCTCAACGACCAGCAGGAGCAGTTGCTCAGAATGGAGCAATACGTTTCAATACAGAAACTGGACAATACGAAGGTTACAGTGCTGCTACAACTTCATGGTCATCTCTTGGTGGTGTCAGAGATCTTGATGGAAATACTTATATTGCTGCCGAAGCATTTACTGGTGCTAATGATAATATTTTATACTTTTTTAATGATACTAATAATACATTAAAACTAACAACATCGTATCTTGATTTTAATACGGTAAAGAAACTTCGTTCTTTGAATATTTCTTTACCTACCTTCACTAATTGGTCAGCAAATACTCCAGTTACTCTCGGTTCTTATGTAAAGTATAGAAATAATCTTTACGAAGTAACTCAAGCAGGCACTACAGGAACTTCGGGTAACGAACCAGTTCATACAACTGGAGTTCAACCAAATGGCACAGCACAATTAACTTGGTATATTTCTGCTGTTGCTCCATTAACATTTGAAGAAATTTCGGAACTTCAAGTTGGACCTCTTGGCAATCTCCCACTTATTGTTAATAGCGATTTAAGATTAGCAGATAATGTTTTATCAACAGATGTTAGTGACCTTATACTCAGACCAAATGCTGGTAAGAAAGTTACCATCGATGCTCAAACATCTCTTGTAATTCCTGCTGGAGACAGCAATAATAGAGGTGTTGCTGCACAAGGTTCTATTCGTTATAGCACTACTTTATCTTCGTTTGAAGGTTATAACGGAACTAATTGGACAAGTTTAGGTGGCGTAAAAGACGTTGACGGAAATACATATATTATTCCAGAAACTGCTCCTGGTGCTAATGAAAATATTTTATACTTCTATAATGATGGCGAAAATACTTTACGCTTATCAAAAACAGCTTTAACTTTCCAGACAATTTCTACAATCTCATCAAATTCAAATACTTTAGCTATCAATGCTAATCTAATAACTTTTGATAATTTATCAGCATCAATTGATAACTCAGGAACATCCACATTTATTTCATCCACACAAACTAATTTAGATTTAGGTCTGTCAGTTGGTCTTACAAATAAACATCTATTGAGATTAAATACCTCTGGAGATATTATTATTAATAGAGGATTTGGTACATCGATAGAAAATAACCTAGTTGTACTTTCTAATGAATTAAAAGATTTTGAATTGGATGATACTAAACTTTCTACAGCTGATATTAACTTAACTAAAGGAACTACAAATACTGGTTCTACAGTTCTTTATTCTCCATCTTCTGCCTCAGGAATTAAAGTCGTAGTTTCTGCTGAAAATATCACCACAAATGATGTTGAAATGATCGAATTTACTGTTACTGATAAAGGAAGTGATATTTACCATAGTGAATATGGAAATGTTATTACAAATGATAATTTAATTAATATTACTTTTGATTTTAATGCTTCTAATGATGTCAGAATGAATTTTGCTTTAGATGCCTCTGTTCAAACTGGCGATGAGGTAAATATTACAGTAGTAAAAACCATTATCAAAAAATAAACAATGGCAACTAATTTAAAACAGTTTGATTCTGTAGGTGGATTTTCAGTAGATAATACTACTGTAATTAATAATTTAAAAGATGTTAAAAACGTCAACACATTAGAGTTAAAAAATAGCGAATTTTCTGATAGTACAAGAACTCAGTATATTTTACGTGGTACTAATACCGCTATATTAGGTACTGATGCTATTGGATCTCAAATTATTCTTCCATCAGAAACTATTAGTTTTATCACTGGTCATATTATTGGTGTTAATTCTAGTGGAGGAGGACACCATTCATCAAAAATTGAAAGTGTTGTATCATGTGATGTAGCTGGAAACGTTCAGGTTCTTTCTGAATTAACTACTATTGTAAAAGATAGTATTCCAGAAAGTCAAAATTGGACAGTAAATACTTATGATGGTGGGGCAGCTAATAGATTTAGCTATTCTGTTACCAGAGCAGGAACAACAGACACAATTAAGTGGATAGCTACAGTAGATGTGATAAGCATTCTGTGGTTATAATAAACTAAATATACTAAGGAATAACATCTTCAGAAGCGGAGCAGCACAGCAAAATGAGTTTTCAATTCAATTCTGATAAAGAAATAATTCAGGCAGTTAATCCAAAACTCGTTGGTAGTAACGAACTTACTATTAGATCTGGAGAAGGCGCTTCTGAAAAAGAAATTTTTAGAGCACAATTAGATTCTCAAACTGGTTTACCAAGAGTTGGTATTAACAGAACTGGCAGACGAGTAGAAAGTATTAGGATTAATGAAGGTCAGGGAGGTACTGGTTACACACTAACTCCAAACGTAACTCTAACTGCACCAGATTTACCAAATGGTATTCAGGCTCTAGCTTCTGCTGTTGTTTTCAATGGCTCTGTTGTTGCTATTATTGTTGATAATTCTGGCGATGGATATTCGTTAGCTCCTGAAGTAACTATTACTGGAGGAAATGGTTCTGGCGCTGCTGCTACTGCTGTTTTGGACACAGTAGATTTTGAACTCGATATCAACGGTGCTATCCGAACATCAACCTCAATTATTTCTGATACTGCTCGCATCTTAAACCTTGATATTGATAATTTTGTTACTCCCGATGCTAGTTTTAGAGCACCAAATTTAAAAACTTGGGCTAACGGCACTGGTACTCAATTTGTACCAAACGTAGTATTACAAAAAGATTCTTATAGATATGCTGCGGATAATATCTATCAGGCATTAAACACAGGAACAACAGGCTCTTCATTACCCATCCACAAAGATGGTATCGCTCTAAGTGGAGATGTTCAATTAAAGCATGTTGGTTATAGAGTAAATGATGTAAATGCTCCGCACTATTTACAAACTGGAGAATCTGGTTTATTTCCAAGATCAATTACTCCTCTTCTTGGTGATAAATCAGATAAAATTGCTACCACAGAATATGTTCTGAACCTAGCTACTAATGACGTAGGTGGTCGTGTTTATGTTTCTGCCCAAATTGGTAATGATCAAAATGATGGTCGTTCTGCTGTTGCTCCAGTAAGAACTATTAAACGTGCTTGCCAAATTGCTTCGGCAACAGTAGGTGTTAAAGAAACTGTTATTATTTCGGGTGGCGACTATGTAGAAGATAACCCAATTTCAATTCCAGCAGATTGTTCAATTGTTGGTGACAACTTACGTCTAGTAATTGTCAGACCAGCAAATCCCCGTAAACACATGTTTAAATTTGGGGATAAAAACTATCTAACAGGTCTTGTTTTCAGAGATCAAATTGATAGTAATGGGGATCCTGTGGCAACATGGGATTACGCCATGGTCTTTGATGACAAGCAAAGAATTTATTATGATTCTACTACTGGAGGAGATTTCGGAAGAAGCTTTCCGATTGGTCATCAAATTTTTGGACCACCTAGAATTAGAGTATCATTCCAAAACCACACTGGCGGAACAGAATTAATTGCTGGGTTGAGCGTAAGTGGTATTAACACTGGCGCTTCGGGTTTAATTGCTGGCGTCACTTTTGAATCTACAACTGGCCCCGATGCTTATGTAAATGGTACAATTGATGTTGATATTACCAGTGGTTCGTTCAACAACGGAGAAACATTTGAATATACAGTAGGTATTGCTCCAGCACAGCAAACATATGATTTCATTTCTACTGATATTACATCAATTAGAGCTGAAGGAGAAGTTGTATCTAATAACAAAGATTTAGCAATATCTTTACCAATTGTACGTATTGATTTTTCTCAACAAGGGACCGCAGAAACTTCCGAAGGGGGTTTCCAGTATGATCCAGCAGAGGATAATTCGGGTGGTATTGTTTTCTACACCAACGCTCTAGTTGGTAGACAAAATACTCATGACTTTAAGGAAGGACAGCAAATTGAAATTCAAGGTCTCCCTATATCAGGACCAGATCTTTCTTATTTAAATGGCAAGCAAAGAATTTATAAAATTCTTCGTGATGCTGATGGAAGATCTAGAAGATTTGTTATTCAAAATAAACAAGATGAAAGTTTAACAGATTCTAATTTTATTCCAAATAATGCTTCTGTAAAATCATATGATTATTCTGTAACAGTATCTCTATTAAACTCACCAAACAAATTTGGGGTTGCTGAGTCAGTTTCCAGAAGATTTCAGGATGCTTGTATCTTAATTCGTAATAATATTCCTTTTATTGTTGATGAAGCTTATCTACAAATTAAAGATGAATTTGAGTATCTTGCTGTCCCAAATGAACAAAAATGTCGTAGAGATATTGGTCATTTTCTAAATGCTCTCATTCGTGACTTAGAATATGGAAGCAATTACCACACAATTGAAGCAGCTCAAACATATATTCAAAATGCTCAAATTGGATATTTGGGTAATGAAATTACCGAATCAGTAAGAGCATACGAGATCGCTAAAGATCTTGCTATCTTAGCGATGAGAAGATGGAGAACTGGCAATGGTCAACTTGCCAATTCATTATACACTCCACTATATTCATCGATTACTAGATATTTTGACCCAACTGTTATTCAAGACACTCTGGGAGCGGCCTGTGAGGACGTAGCAAGCGCCATCAATACCCTTGGGTATCTTTTTGTTGCAGTAATCACAAACAACGCTGTAGACCGTTATCTAGACGCCTCAGAGCTGATTGCTCGTAATACTGATTTGATTGCCGAAGAAGCGGTAGGTTTTGTGCGAGCACAATATCCTGATCTTAATTTAAACCAAGATAACTCAGAATCAAACAGATTTGTAGATGCAGCAAATTTAATTTTTGCTAACAAAGATGAAATTCAAGATAAAGCATTAGCACAAATTTCTGTAGAGTATAGCGAAGCATCTTGGGGTACTGATTGGGTTATTCCTGGTGATACAATTAACCAAGACAATAAGAGAAACTTAGATTCTTATAGATTAATTCAAAAAAATAGAACAGAAATTGTTAATAGTTCTTGGACACAATTAATTGCTCAATATCCAGGAGTAAGTACAACAGAAACTAAGTGCAAGAGAGACATTGGCTACTTTGTAGATGCTGTTTCGTTAGACGTATTTTTAGGTGGCAATAAGTATTCCAGAAAGTTTACTTTACAATATTTTAATAACGGAGCACCAATTTCAAATGGACTAGTTGGTGAGGAAACACAATCAGTATTTGCTTTTAATCAAGCCAGAGACTTGATGAAGTCGGCTATCACTAATCAGCTGACCTATAAAGATTTAACTATCACAGCAGATTCTGCCACTGGTTCAAATACCTCCACATCATCTTGTTCTGACGTACAAACAAATATTACTAACCTTGTTTCCATAGTTACTGCAGTAATTTCTGCTGGAAATACAACTTCTCTGCCAGCAGAAAATGCTGGAACCATTTACAGCGGTTCATCGAAGTGCAGAAGAGATATTGGTTATTTTGCAACTGCTATTGCAAACGATTTGGTCAGTGGAGGCAATTCAAATATTATCGAAGTTGCGAAATCATATTTCAATAACGGAACTCCAATTAGTAACGGTCTAGTGGGAGAAGAAGCTCAATCAGTTATTGCTTTCAACAAAGCAAAAGATCTAATGAAGTTGGCTATCACTAACCAACTTTACGCAAAAGATTTGACACTAACAGCTGATCCTCTTACCAATAACAACCAAGATCCAAATTCTTGTGCTAATGTCAAAACTGCTATTGATACCCTTGCCGCTATTGCTGTTACTTCTATTACCAATGGCAATTTAACTTCTTTACCAACAGTAAACACTGGAAATACTGATATATGTAAGAGAGATATCAAGTATATTCTTTCTGCGGTAAGAAGAGATTTAACTCTTGGTGGAAATGCTGGTATGCTTACCGCTGCCGAAGCATACTTTACTGGAGCACAATTAACTGGAATACCAGAAGAAGAACTATCACCAACTCGTTATGCTTTTGAAAAAGTAAGAGATTTAGCCATTCTGGCAATGAGAAATTGGAAGACTGGTAACGGTACTGGAACTGTTTATATTCCAACATACACAATTAAGCAGCAATATATTGATTCAACTATTGCTATTGATCCAGGAACTCCTATTTGTGCGAATGTTGCTTCATCTATTACAACATCATTTGCTTTACTGGATGATGTTCTTTCTGGGGAAATTCTTCCTGGTGCTACAGAAAAAACATACGGCACTTTATATGATACAACAAATATAGTATCTTTCCCAGACAATACTTTATACGATGCTAATAATAAGGTAATTACTCCAAGAGCAACTTGGGATGATCTTCCTTATATTGAAGCTTCTCCATACACGCAAAACGCCTCAGTTATTTCATTCTTAGGCGGTGGTGGTGCTCTCATTGATGGTAGTAAAGTATCCCAGCCAAACTGCCCATTCCCAGGATTAGAATTAGACGGTTCGGCATCATTCCCAAATCAGGGTAAATCAATGGTGGCGGCAGCGTTCACTATTGTGTCCTTCAATGGTGTTGGATATAAAATTATCAATGATGGATATGTACAGTTGGTTTCTGTATTCGTTCTATTTGCTGCTGATGGTGTACTTGCTGAGTCTGGTGGTTACGCTTCTATTACCAACTCAGCCACTAACTTCGGCATCTATGCTTTAAGAGCAAGAGGATACAATAATTTTGCGTATAGTTTTGACGTTGGTACAATCACCAATGTATCCACAACCCCAACTGGAAGAACAATCTTTACAGTGGATGGTTTAGGTAGAGAACCACTAGAACATTATATTGTAAAAATTGATGGTTACAGCAACTTAAATCCAGAAATTGAATACTTTATCGATACTGTTTCTGGAGTTACAGTTGGTCCCCCATTCTCTGCTCAAATTACTTTAGAAAGTGGTTCTGGAGATCCAGCAGAATTTATTCGTGATTCCGACAATGTAGCTGTTAGCACAGGAATTGGGGAATTTTCTGGAAAAACTATAAGATTACACAGACCATCTATCGTTAACTCTTCATCGCACACATGGGAATTTGCTGGTTCTGGCACTAACTACAATGCTCTACCAGAAAACGGTGGTGTTAAGATTGATGCTAACGAGCAAGTATCTCAGGATTATGGACGTGTTTACTGCTCGGGCACAGATGAACTTGGTGACTTTAAAGTAGGTACTTTTGCTAAGATCGAAAACAGAACTGGTAACATTACCTTTACAGGTACAGTTACAATTTCGGAAGTTGAATTCCTTAAATTGAAAGGTGGCGACGTTGTTGTTACTGGTTTTGATAACTCAAATACACTTGGCGGAGCTAATACAACCGACTCCAAACTACCAACTCAAAAGGCAGTTAGAGATTATATTACTAACAACCTCGGTCCTTATATTAATAAACCATATTCCACAAATGCTGTTCCTAGAGCACTTGTAGAATTAACAGATTCTGGTAAAATTTCTATTGATCAGATTCCTCCACTACGTCCATTTAACGTATATACAATAGAGGATCAAGCAGAAAGACTTTCGATCGAAGGTGCTCTTGCTGGTGATATTGCTATTCAACAAGACACTGGCACTTCATATATTTTAAATAATGATAATGATAGCCTATTTGTTTCCTTTGCTGTAGATACTGACTTAGTATTTACAATTGGAAATATTTTTACAGGTGATATTTCTGGCGGCCAAATTCAAGCTACAGAGTATCGCACTGGAGTAGTTTATCAAATTAGTCTTTCTAATGCTGGTTCTGGATATACAATTGCTCCAACAGTAACTATTTCTGGAGGCAATCCTGGTGCTGGGGCTGTTCAAGCAAGTGCTATTGCTACAATTGCCAATGGTCAAGTTGTGACCGTACAAATTATAGAGTTCAATGGGTTTGTTGGGGGCAAGGGATACACAACACCACCAACAATTACATTCTCTTCTCCTGGTGGTGCTGGAATTACTGCGACAGGTTCTTGCTTAATTGAAAGTAGATTATATGGCGATATCGTCAATAATGTTAAAATAACAGATACCGATACAATTCAGTCTAGCAATTCTCCCACAGATACAGTAAACATAAACAGATCTGTAAATACCTCTGCTAATAATATTAATAATTGGGTATCACTTTCAACTACACAAATTTCTGCTACTGATATTACTTCTGGCGTTATTTCTACATCAAGACTTGCTAATAACTCAGATGCTGCTAACTCATTTACTTTCTTAAGAGGAGATCAAAGCTATGCTCCTGTTCTTCAGTCGATTAAAGGAGCAGAAGTAAGATACTTTGCTAAGCTAATTCAGCAAGCAAATACTGGATCTTCTCAGTTAGTATTCAGCACAAATTCCAATACATTACTTGGTCACTCAGTTATTGATAATGTATCTGGTATTGCTCCAAATACCAATATAACTGGCGTATTGAGTGCTGCTGGTATTACTACTGTATCGATCAATAATCCATTATCTCAAAATATTCCTTCAGGAACAATTATAGAATTTTTGAGAGGCGCTTCTCCACTTACTTTTGAATCATCTTTAACACAAGGTAATTTTGTTGATAACATTGTTGTTTCTAATGGAGGTTCTGGTTATACCAGTGGTCAATATTTTGATGTTCCATTAACAGGCGGTTCTGGAACAGGACTACGTTGTAATATTATTGTTTCTGGAGGTTCTGTTACAGAAGTAACAACCACTAATAGTGGTCAAAATTACACAGGCGACTTTAATATCACTTCTTCTCCTGCTGCTATTGGTCCAGGATCTGGATTAGTTTTAGCAGCTAAAATTAGCACTGTTAATCGTCAATATGCCAATACTTCAATAGACATTCAAAGAGTTAGTGATCTAACAATTTCGGCAGACCCATTCGGTACGGTTGGTGTTTCTAGATTCCTTAAGTCACAATTTATTATTGGTCAAGCTGGAAACGGTTCCATTCAATTAAAAACTGGTCCTGATAGTGGTCTTGATGCTGACTTACTTGATGGTGCTCAGGGTGCTTTCTATCTAAATGCCAGTAACCTAAACTCTGGTACTGTATCAACAGATCGTCTATCTGGAACATACAACATAAGTATTTCTGGACAATCTGGTAATACATTACGTCTAATTTCATCAACTTCAAACCCAACTTCAAACCCATCACCTAGCAATTTCGCTACTGGTGTTATCACTGATACAAAAAATAATAGCTCCGATGGTTTGAATGATGGTGGCTCAAGACACCTAGTAATGTCCATCAGAAATGGTGGTGCTGGATTTGACGCTACCTTCGGTGGTGTTAGACAACTAGCATTTACTGATAATGATAATATGTGGCTTCGTGGTTCTGGCACGGGGGTAAGTGAATTTGGCTCATGGGGTAAAGTTTGGACTTCACTTAATGACGGTCCAGGAACTGATATGGATGCCGATAAACTTGATAACCGTCAAGGTACATGGTATCAAAATGCTTTAAATATTAACTTCGGAACTCTCAGTGATAATAGATTACCAACATATCAAACCACAAAGAGTTTCAACAGTTCCATTAAACTTTTAACAACTACAAATAATCCAAGATATAAAATTTATGTCAGCGGTTTATTATTAACAACTGCCCCATTCCTTGCTGGTTTAGAAGTTAATCTGTATAATGCCAATGCTCAAGGAACAGGAACAATTTTAATTACAAATATTGAGACATTTGATGATGCTAATGATAACAATAATGATTACACTATCATTACTGGTTCTTTACAAACAGGCACATTTATCGGAGCCCTAACAATTGGTACAGCAAGTAACAGAATTACATTCCAAGATTTCAGTCTTGATGCAACTGGCACTTTCCAAACCGCTTCGCTTGATAGTGATGGTGGCATTGCTAGATTAAAACTGGGTAGAAAAGATGGCACTGCTTCAGCTCCAGCTATTTACTTCAATTCTAGCCAATTAGCAGCTACAAATTATAATGCTGCTATTGTATCTTCTGGAGGAAATGCTACTGATGGTAGTGGTACATTAAATGTACTTGTAGCTAGTGCTAATGGATTAACAGTTAATAACAACACTGTTTGGAACGCTGGAAATGTAACGTTCAATAGCACTAATGTTTTAAGCACTGCAGTTATTCGTGATGCGTCTGGCAACTTTGCTGCTGGTACTATTACCGCTGCTTTAACTGGCGCTGCTTCGGCAAACGTCTTAAAGGCTGGCGATACCATGACTGGTTCGCTAACAATTAGCGGAGCAAGTAGTAATTTAAGTGTCGGCGGAACTCTTGGGGTTACAGGTAATACTACTTTATCTGGTAGCTTGACGGTTGACACAAATACTTTATTTGTTGACTCTACGAATAATAGGGTTGGTATTGGAACAAATTCTCCTGTTGGTCCATTATCACTTGATGTTAATGGAAAAGGAAGATTTATTGGCAATGCAGAAAATGGCAATGGTGGATATGCTTTATCTGTATGGGCTACAGGAGCATCTCAAAATACAGGTATTTCGTTCTACCCAACATTTGATAATTTCCCTTCTGATACTGGCCCAAGAAGAGCAGTTGATTTAATTGCTGGATTTGATGGTGGAACATGGGAAACACAATATTTTGCCATTCACGTTGGTGGTTCTGGTGGAAATGATGTTCAAAATATCACAACAGAAAGATTAAGAATTATAAACACAGGTGAAGTTGGTATTGGAAGAACACCAGCAACTGGTTATTCATTAGATATTAATGGAAAGGCAAGAGTATCTACTGGATTTGAAATTGATAATAGTCTCGATAATTCAGGTGCTCCATTATTCTTCTTTGGTTCTTCGTCAGCAAGAAACTTTAGAATTGGTAACCAGTTACTTGTTAATGATGTATTTGAAATCACGCCATCAACTACAGGTGGTGGTGCTACATTCACAACGCCAGCATTTTCTATTCGTGGTGCTGATGGTAATGTTGCTATTGGTTCAACTACATTTGCTAATCCAGGAAATACTATTCAATATAAATTAAATGTTGCTGGTAATATTAACTTCACTGGAACTCTTTATCAAAATAATGAAGCTTTTGTAACTTCTAGATGGACTGCTTCATCGAATGGAACTGATATTCATAGATTATCTAAGGTCGGAATTAATAAAGCAGATCCAGCATATACGTTAGATGTTGGCGGAGATGTTAATTTAACTGGCAAAATATATGTTTCTGGTAATGCTCAGTGGATAGATACTAAAGGTATTATTAGAACTTCGTCAAATTTAATTAGCGAAGATATAACTATTCCTACTAATACTAATGCTGTAAGCACTGGACCACTAGTAATAAATACAAATAACATCATCACGATTTCTGAAGGTGCTGTTTGGACAATCGTGTAATAAAAAATAATTAAATGGATCCAATTTCTTCAAAATTAACATCTAATAACATTAATATCTCCAGGGGATTAATTTTACCTGTTTACACCAATGACCCTGGGGATGGCAACCCAGGGGAGATTATTTATGTTAATGGACAATTAAAATATTATAGAGAAGGAAAATGGTTATTCATAACTGATGGAAAGAAAGATGGATTGACAGAAGCCACTGCTGTTGACAAATCAACAGATATTCTTGTAGCAAATCCATCTGCTCCCAGTGGTTGGTATTGGATAAAAACAAATAATGTAGCTAGACAATATTGGGTAGATAATACCTATGATGGTGGTGGATGGGTTTTGGTTGGCAGTCACCCAATTAATGTTTCAATTCAAGCTTTAACATATGCTCAAGCGGCAGAATCTTATTCAGGAAATGCTTCTTCTACATATGGAACAGGAGATCCAAAATCATATTCTGTTTGGGTTGGATTAAATGGATGGGATGCTATTGCTACAGCAAACGCTGCTGGCAGAAATTTTGTTTATTACACCGCTAATTCTCAAGTTTCTTTGGGATCTACTGCTTCGCATGTTAGAAGAAGTAGATGGAAGTGGAGCGGATGGAATTCTTTATATTCTTGGAATAATGCCAACACTTTAATTAATGAAGTTGGTGCTTCTACTCCAGGTTTATGGTATTATCATATGTCATATAATTTCACTACATATGACAGAGACCAAGATGCTTATAGTGCTAATTGTGCTACTCTTTATAATAATGCTCCTTGGTGGTATGGAGCTTGTTGGGATGGCAATTTTTGGGGAGGAAATGGAAGTGGATATGCTAACGCTGCTTTCTGGACAGGTTCTGGAGGAGATTATTACAACTATGGAGCAATGTACGTAAAATGAAAAAACCCTGTAATAGACTTAAAATAGCAAAAAACAAAATTGATGTTGATTCTGAAGGAATGTTTACTTATATCTTTGAATGGTATAATAATGAAAAATTAATGATACAAGAACCATACAAAATTCAATCAGATAATTATGGATTACCAATTGAAAATTATAATATTAATGAAATGATCGAACATAAACAATATTGTTGTTTAGAAATAGATTCAAATACTCTAAAAATAGAAGAAATTTAATCCAATGGCAGCCAATTCAAAATTAACATCCAACAACATTAATATCACCAAGGGATTAATTTTACCTGTATATGACGTAGATCCTGGTGATGGCAATGCGGGAGAGATTGCTTATGTTAATGGACAATTAAAATATTATGTCGGTGGAAAATGGACATTCATAACAGAAGGCAAAGATGGGTCTACTGCTGATAGAGCAGCTGAGTCAGCATCGGCAATTCTCGCAATAAATCCCTCTGCTTCTGATGGCGTTTATTGGATTAATTTACCTACGGCTGGACCAACACAAGTCTATTGTATTATGAATAATTCATATAATGGAGGTGGATGGATGATGGCAATGAAAGCAACTAGAGGAACAACTTTCAATTTCAACGCAAATTATTGGACAACAACAAATACATTAAATCCAACTCAAACAAATATTAATGATGGGGATGCAAAATTTGAAACCTTCAACAGATTTGAAGCAAAAGATATTTTAGCAGTTTGGCCAGATTTAACAGCAAACTCAGGTTGTTTTAATGTTTCTAGGGGGCATATTTGGTTGGAAAATAGTTTTTGGCAGGGAGGAACTAAAATTACTTTAACAAATCTGTTTAATACAGCTAATGAATATTTTATTCGGGATGCTAATAATTTCTGTGGCATCAACCAATTTTCTCGCCAAACTGATGTTAGATTTTATGGATTTAATTATTCAAATGATCAAAATTTAGCTAGGACTAGGTGGGGATTTGGTTGGAATGAAAATGGAGGTGGCCTTTGGCCGAATGGAAATCAAGGAAGTGATGATGTATCGGGTGGTATTGGTATGACAGGAACTCAACAAGGACAGGTCAATTATTCTGCTGGAGATTTTATTGGTTGCTGTCAAAGTGTCACGGGATTTAATAGATCAGCAAGAGTAGAGATTTATGTCAGATAATATGAATCTTTCAAATTACAAAATATCGTTGATTAATTAAAAATTAATAATTTTAATGGATAATTCAAAATTAACATCTAACAACATTAATATCACCAAGGGATTAATTTTACCTGTGTATGACGTAGATCCTGGTGACGGTACTATGGGGGAAATTGTTTATGTCAATGGACAATTAAAATATTATGTGGGTGGAAAATGGACATTCATAACTGATGGAAAAATAGGAACATCAGCTAGTTCACCTGCATTAAACGCAGCTCAAATTAGAGCTGCTGGGATAAGTGCTGATGGTGATTACTGGTATCAACCAACAGGGGCATCGTCACCGATTCAGTTGTATACAAATTTTTCAAATGCTCCAGCAGGAAAAGGTTATGTTCTCGTTGCTAGAGGAAGAGAATCTACTGATTGGTGGAATACTAACGGACAAAATACTTCCGCTTTAACATCATCTTCATTAGATACAAATACACCAATTGCTGTTCTTCCAAACACATTTGTGAATGGTTTAATTAATAATCAGTGGAATGGAATGAGATTCATAACAAATAGAAGAAATGGAGCAGATTCTTGGTTATTTGTTGGAACCCAAAGCACTACTTTTAGTTGGACTTATTTTCAGCAATCTGGATCTAGCGTTTCAGCTACTGCTCAACAATTTAATGGAGTATTTTTATCTGGTGGAGCACGAATAACATATGGATCTGGAATATATTGGACAGATACTTTAAATTATGGAAATGGTAATAACTGCGATAGAACATTTACTTGGTCATGGGGAGGTCATGGATCTTGGCAAGGGTGGTCTGGTGGATCTTCATGTACTCCAACTGGATCTTTCCAACTTGGAGGTGAAGGTCACGCACTTCAATTAGTAAATTGCTACGTAGAGTGCTAAATTATAATTATAATTATAATTAATAAATATTTTAACGGAATAGAGTGTCATTTATGTCTACATTAAATGTCGGTATTTTAAATGCCAGTAACAGAATAAAACTTCCTATACTCACAACTACCCAAAGAAATTCTTTGGCGCTTGAAGTGGGATTGATGATTTTTAATTCTACTGCCAGTGAAGTTCAATTTTATAATGGAACTGAGTGGATAAATCCAGGCAAAGGTAAACTTAGTGCTACTGGAGGAGTTATTACTACAGCTGGATTATATAAAGTTCACACATTTACAGGTAATGGGTCTTTTGTACTTACGGGAAGTGGGTTGGTAGAATATTTAATCGTTGCTGGTGGTGGCGGCGGCGGTTCTGATATGGGTGGCGGCGGTGGAGCTGGTGGAGTAATTATTGGTTCTACAACTTTATCATCTGGAACATATCCAATAACAGTTGGTGGAGGAGGCAGTGGTGCTCCTGCAGGAGTAGGACAAGTTAGAGGAACTAACGGAAATCCCTCAACTTTTAATAATTTAACAGCTATTGGTGGTGGTGGCGGTGCTAGTTGCCATGATAGATCAACAAGCCCAGCAGGAAATGGTGGATCAGGAGGAGGAGCATCTGGCGGAGGAACTCTTCCTAGTGGAGGATCTGGAGGTGGTGGATACGGGGGAGGAATTAGAGGATTAGGAACTCCTGGTCAAGGAAATGATGGAGGGTCAGGAATATATGCTTGGTATCCTGGCGGCGGTGGTGGTGCTGGAGCTGCTGGAACAAACAACCCAGCAACTGGTGGCGTTGGAGTGCAAAGTTCTATTCTAGGTGTTTCTTACTTCTGGGGCGGCGGCGGCGGCGGATCTGGATATTCTGCAGGCGGAGGAAATGGTGGTAATGGTGGCGGCGGCGGTGGAGCCGTAAACGTTACTTCTGGCGGTTCTGGATTAAATAATGGATCCCCTGGTGGTGGAGGAAGTCCAAATTCACAAACCAATAGGCCTGGAGGTAATGGTGGCGCCAACACTGGTGGCGGCGGTGGTGGTGGTAGTCACTACAGTGCTAATAATTTTGGCGGTACTGGTGGTTCTGGAATAGTTGTAGTAAGATACTTAGCATAAATAATTATTAATGCAATACGATAATTTTGAGGATATTTCATGTCTAGATTAAACGTAGGTATTATAGAAGCTGTATCTAAATTTAAAATCCCTACTTTTACTAAAGCACAAAGAGATGCTATGGTGCCAGAAACTGGCATGATGATATATAATTCAACTGATCAAATACTTGAAATTTATTTCGGAAAATGGGTAGGTGCTGGAGAAAAAGTATCAGCTTCAGGATCTTCATTCACTGCAACTGGAGGTACTGTAACAACAGCTGGAGGATATAAAATACATACTTTTTTGGCAAATGATACTTTTGCTATATCTACAGGTACAACTTCAATTGAATATTTAATCGTTGCTGGTGGCGGTGGCGGTGGTATGGATATGGGTGGTGGCGGTGGAGCTGGCGGAGTAATTATTGGCTCCACTTCTTTAGGTCCTGGTTCATATCCAGTAACAGTGGGTGCGGGAGGAAATGGTGCTCCAGCTGCTAGCACAAACGGACAACCAGGCGGTCACCAATATACTATTTCAGCTACCAATGGAATTAATTCAACTTTTAACAATTTAACCGCTGTTGGTGGTGGATTTGGTGGTAGTTCTTATTATGGATATCTCCCAAATTATGGCAACGGCAACACTGGTGGTTCTGGTGGAGGAAATTCTGGCTACAGTGATGGTAATATACGTGGTCCCAAAGCAGGAACTCTTGGTCAAGGAAATAATGGAGGGCAAGGCGGAGGACAATATTATTCTGGCGGTGGTGGTGGTGCTGGCGCTGCTGGATCTAATTCCCCAAGCCAAGCAAACGGTGGTATTGGAGTACAAAGTTCAATAACTGGCGTTAGTTATTATTGGGGCGGCGGTGGCGGAGGAGCCGCTTATTCTTTAGGATCTGGTGGATCTGGTGGAAATGGTGGTGGCGGTGGTGGCGCTGGCAATAGTCCTGGAATAGGTGGGGCTGGATTAAATTCTGGATCTAACGGTGGGCCATCAAATAGTAACCAACCAGGGGGAAATGCTGGCACAAACACTGGTGGCGGTGGTGGTGGCAGCGCTCATTACAACTCCAACAATAAAGGTGGTAATGGTGGTTCTGGAATAGTTGTAATTAGATACTTATCTACATAATATAAAGGAGAATTAAAAATGGCACATTTTGCTCAATTAGATGAAAATAACACAGTAACACAAGTAGTTGTAGTTTCTGATGTTGATACTTGTAATGAAGAAGGTTTTGAAGTAGAAGAAATTGGACAACAATTTTTAAAAAATATGTATGGACAAGATACTAGGTGGGTGAAAACTTCATACAACGGAACTATAAGAAAAAATTATGCTGGAGTTGGTTATACTTATAATGAAAAATTAGATGCTTTTATTCCACCAAAACCATACGAATCTTGGATATTTGACGAAAATTTATTTTATTATGTCGCTCCAGTTCCAAGACCAGAAAAAGAAGGCAAAGTCTATTTTTGGGATGAAGAAACTCAAAAATGGAATGAACAAGATTTTATTTCACCATTAAATAATTGATTTAGTATTATGAAAAAAACATATGTATTGGTAGGTGTTAATACTGCCATTTCTTTACTAAGACCAGGAGCACAATTTTGTCTATCAAACACAAATTTTATTGAGTGGAATGATCCAAGACCAGCTCCATCTTGGGACGAAATAATGGAAACTGTATCAAAAATTAAAGAATTTGAAGATACAATACAATCCATAGAATTAGAATAAATAATACAGTCACATCATTTTACATTACGATTATGGACACTGAACAACTCAAAAAGAACTTCGAAGAGCAACTTGCTACTGCCGAAAAGCAGATTATTGATCTCGAAGCAAATCTAGAAAAAGCAAAAGAGTATCGCCTTAAACTTCAAGGTGGTCTCGAAACTCTAGCTCTTCTTAATCCTCCAGAAGAAGCAGAAGAAGCTTCAGCAGAATAACCTCAAGTCCCTTCTTGATAAATACAAGAAGGGATTTTTTGTATCTAATTAAATGGCACAGCCATCATCAAGACAGGAATTGATTGACTACTGTAAGAGACAGTTGGGTGCTCCTGTGCTGCAAATCAATATTGCAGATTCTCAGGTTGATGATATCATCGATACTGCTATACAGTATTATCAAGAATATCATTATGATGGCATTGAAAAGATGTATCTAAAGCATGAATTTACTGAAGAAGATGTACTAAGATTTACCGAGACAGATGAGATTACTTCTACAGATGATCCAGACGGATCTGTATGGAAAAATAGAAAAAATTTCATAGAAGTTCCTGATCATGTAATTGGTATTGAAAAAGTATTTGGAGTTACTTCCAATCTTTCTTCGAATGAAATGTGGGGATTGAGTAACCAGTATTTCCTACTTGATATTTTTTCTTTCTCATCTGGTTATACTTTTGGCAACTTTGATATGTCATATTACTATATGATCAAGCAGTATTTTGAAACTCTTGACATGGTAGTTAACGTTGGTGGATTAGTACAATACCGTTTCAACAAACGTCAAGATAGATTATACCTTGATATTGACAGAACAAGAATTAAGGAAGGTAGATATTTAGTTATTGAATGCTACAGAGCATTAAACCCAGCAGAATGGAATCAAATCTGGAATGATAGTTTTATCAAACGTTATGTCACTGCTTTGATGAAACGCCAGTGGGGAATGAATTTAATTAAATATAACAATGTTCAGTTGCCTGGTGGCATTACATTAAATGGTCGTCAAATCTGGGAGGATGGCGATGCTGAAGTCAAAGATCTGGAATCAAGAATATTTACAGATTACTCCCTACCTCCAATGGATATGATCGGATAAGATGCCTACCAGTCCTTATTTTCCAAGCTACTACGATGGTTATCAAGGTGAACAAGACCTAGTTCAGGATCTTGTTGACGAGCAGATTAAGCTGTTCGGTTCTGATATCTATTATCTACCAAGAACTCTTCTTAAAGATAATACTTTAGATGATTTAATTTACTCTAAATTTGAAGAGCAATTTCAAATTGAAATGCTATTGCAAAATGTGAGTGGATTTGGTGAGTCAGAATTTATTAGTAAATTTGGTCTTAAGATAACACAAGAAATTAGATTTAATGTTTCTTCTCGGAGATGGAGACAAGAAGGTACTGCATTTGGTTTGGATGCCAGACCTTTGGAAGGAGATCTATTATTCTTTCCATTGACCAAAGACTTGTATGAAATTAAATTTGTGCAAGTAGAGGAAGTATTTTTCCAGTTTGGTCAATTGCCATTCTATTCTATTACTGCAGAAATTTATGAGATGGGCAATGAATCTATCGATACTGGAGTTGCTGATATTGATCTAATCGAAAGCATTCTATCTCCAGCTATTGACATTGTTATGCTGGAAGATAGTGGTACAGAAAATTATATTGTTGGGGAAATTGTAACTGGATCTGTATCCGACGTTACTGCAAAAGTTTCAAAATGGAATTCCCAAACAAGAACACTTACTGTTATTACTAGGACAGGAACGTTTGTTGAAGAAGAAAATATTGTTGGGGAAGATAGTGATGCTTCGTGGACAGTAGAATCATTCTCTACATTAGAGGACCCAAATAACAATTACGAAGAAAATAAATATATTGAAGACACTGCCGATGATCTTTTAGATTTTTCTGAGGGTAATCCTTTCGGTGAGTATGGTAATTTTATGGATAGCTTCTAATGTTAGGTACACATTTTTATAACGAGGCAATTAAAAAAACAGTTGTCGGATTCGGAACTCTTTTCAATAATTTAGAAGTTCAGCGTAAAGATCCCCAGACAGGGGAGATGCTTGAAGTTCAAAAGGTTCCTATTGGATATGGTCCAAAGGATAAGTTTGTTCGTAGAATTGAGGAGAACCCCGATCCTACTCCAGGTGCTCCTTATGAGTATATGAGGATTCCTCGTATCTATTTTGAAATGACTGGTATTAATTATGATGGCGGACGTAAAGTAAGTCCTATACAAAAATACAAAAATATTATTTCTGATAATGGAAACGAGGTGAGAGTTCAGTATGTTCCAGTACCTTATAACATTAGCTTTGAGCTTGGCGTTTTAGCAAAGTCACAAGATGATGGACTACAGATTGTAGAACAGATTTTACCATACTTCCAACCAAATTTCAACGTCACTATCAATTTTATTCCCGAGATGGATGAAAAGAAAGATGTTGCTATTGTATTGAATAGTGTTGATCTAGATGATTCGTGGGATGGTGATTTTAAAAGTAGGAGACAAATTATTTGGACTTTTCAGTTCACTGCTAAGTCATATATTTACGGTCCCTTCAATCAGGCTGACATCATTCGTAAGGCAATTATTTACGAAACTGTTGGTGATCTTGATCAAAACAAACGTAATGCTAGATTTACCTACACACCAGAAGCACTTGAAGATAAAAATGATGATGGTGTTATCAATGCTTTAGATGATGCTTTATTAACAGCAGATGATGACTTTGGATTTAATGGAGAGATTGATCTACTATGAACGAATTTGAAAAGAATATGGAACAAATATTTGACATTGAAGTTACATCAGAAGAAACAGAAATTATACAAGAAAAGCCAACTGCCCCAGTTAAAAAAGAAGATCCAGAAAAAGATTACGAATATACCAGGGGTCAGCTCTACGACCTCATAGAGAAGGGCCAGGAGGCCGTACAAGGGGCCTTAGAGGTTGCTCAGGAGTCTGGGCACCCCCGAGCATTTGAAGTCGCTGTGAACGCTATGAAGCAGGTCTCAGACATGACTGATAAATTAATTGATCTTCAGAAGAAGATGAAGGATCTTGACGCTCCTATTAAAGGTAAAGGACCTACCACAGTTAACAACACAATGTTTGTTGGTAGCACCGCCGACCTGCAGAAAATGCTCAAGGATATGGGCAAAAACATGGCAGAAGAATAAATATCAAATAAAAGGAAAAAACAATGAGAATTAAATTACTCGGAACTGTTGTAACTCTTTCAACTACTCCAAACGAAATCAGCACAACTGCTACTGATGTTTTACTTGTTCACGATGCTGGTGGTAATGCTGGAAGAACTATCACCCTCTATGAAGCTGATGGAACTACAGTAGTTGGTTCCTTTTATTCCAATCCAGGAACAGAACTTGTGCTTCACAAAAAAGCAGGACAAAAATTAAAAGTAGATACTGGATCGGATGTTCGTGCTACACCAGTTGGTTATTTCTCGTAATGAAAAAAAGAGTTCCCACAGAAAGAGAGATAGCCAGAAAACATGGAGTCTCTGTCAAATATGTTATACGTCAAGCTGAAGTTGGTTCTACTGTAGAGCGTGAGCATGTTACTGACCACAAAGCTGCCTATGAAATTGCTCTACAGCATTTAGATGAATTTCCAGATTACTACAAACATTTACTAGCAATGGAAAAGAAAATGAAAGCAGAATATAAAAAGAAAAAAACTTATAAAGAAATAAAAGAATCATTGGTGGCAGAAAACCACATTGATGTTGCCATGGGCAGAGAACTTGATGATGAAGGAGCAATGATCATGAATCAAATTGAAGAGATTAAACATTGTTGTGATCGTCTCAAAATGTCTATTAAGTCACCCACAATGCAGGTTCCTGGTTGGGTTCAATCCAAGGTAACTCTTGCTGCTGATTATATGGATTCTGTTGCGTCATACATGGACAACAAGCACGAAGGGTGAGCATTCCTTAACAAAACTTCGGTAACTATTGTAACACCATAAACATGGTATTCTAAATATAATATTGACCTTATACAGGTGAGAACTATGAATACCAAAACATGCCCAAAGTGTGGTGCTCAATGGATTGACAATCAGCACTTCTGGACTGGCACGAACAAGAAAGGTGACGAATCAGAACTTGCTTCTTTGGTTTGTGACAAGTTTGGTGATGCTACATGCATCAATCCCTGCAAAGGAACCACTGATGGAAAGGGTTGGGAAAATAGATTAAATAATATGGATGCTATTGATAAAGATATTGAGCGTAGTTTGAATGGCTGATGACATTTATTTGGGCAATCCGCTTTTAAAGAAAGCGAACGTTGCCCATGATTGGACTAAAGAAGAAATTGAAGAATACTTAAAGTGTAAGGAAGATCCCGTATACTTTGCATTGAACTATGTAAAAATTGTTCAGGTTGACGAAGGTTTGATTCCTTTTAGGATGTACGACTTTCAAAAAGAGTTAGTGAAGAAGTTTCACGAAAATAGATTTAACATTGCTAAACTACCAAGACAGACAGGGAAATCAACAGTTGTGGTTTCCTATCTGCTTCACTATGCTTTGTTTAATGATAGCTCCAACATCGGCATTCTAGCAAACAAAGCTTCTACCGCTAGAGACCTATTAGGAAGATTGCAGACTGCATACGAGAATCTTCCTAAGTGGTTGCAGCAAGGTGTTCTTTCGTGGAACAAAGGTTCCATGGAACTGGAAAATGGTTCCAAGATCATGGCAGCTTCTACATCAGCATCTGCTGTGCGAGGGATGTCATTCAATATTATCTTTTTGGACGAATTTGCTTTCGTTCCAAACCATATTGCTGACGACTTCTTCTCGTCTGTATATCCTACTATTTCATCTGGACAAAGAACTAAAGTTATTATTATTTCTACCCCATATGGTATGAACCACTTCTATAAGTTGTGGGTAGATGCACAAAACAAAAGAAACAATTATATCTGGACTGAGGTTCACTGGTCTGAAGTTCCTGGTCGTGACGAGAAGTGGAAAGAAGAAACAATCAAGAATACTTCTGAACGTCAGTTCACTCAGGAGTTTGAGTGCGAATTCTTAGGATCAGTTGATACTCTCATTTCTGCTAATAAATTAAGAAATTTAGTATTTGATACTCCAATAAGTTCAAATAAAGGATTGGATGTTTACGAAGAACCAAATCAAAAAGCAGAATATATTATGACTGCCGACGTATCGAGAGGTATTGGTGGCGACTATTCAGCGTTTATTGTTTTTGATATTACTACAGTTCCATATAAAGTAGTAGCGAAATACAGAAACAATGAAATTAAACCTATGCTTTTTCCTAATGTCATTAATGATGTAGCTAGAGCATACAATAATGCTTACGTATTATGTGAAGTCAATGACGTTGGTGATCAGGTAGCATCTATTTTAAACTACGATCTTGAATATGCAAATGTATTGATGTGTTCTATGCGTGGTAGAGCGGGACAGATTGTTGGCCAAGGTTTCTCTGGAAACAAAACTCAACTTGGAGTCAAGATGAGTATCACTGTTAAAAAAGTTGGTTGTCAAAACCTCAAGCAAATTATTGAAGACGATAAATTGCTATTCAGGGATTACGAAATTATTAATGAGCTTACCACATTTATTCAGAAAAAGCAATCCTTTGAAGCAGACGATGGATTCCATGATGACCTTGTGATGTGTTTGGTAATCTTTGCTTGGTTGGCAGTTCAAGATTATTTTAAAGAGATGACGGACAATGATGTTCGCCAAAGAATCTACGAAGAACAAAAAAATCAAATTGAACAAGATATGGCTCCATTTGGGTTTATTACTACTGGCTTGGAGGGAGATGAAGGATTTGTATCTGACGGTAGTATTTGGTATGGAGATACACAAGAAGATGTATCGTATATGTGGAACAACTGATTTTCATAAATAATTTTAGATTTAAATGGATAAAACCGAGAGGAGAATAAAATGGCAAGTCAAGTCTCGCCTGGAATTATTTTAAAAGAGCGTGACCTATCTAATGTCGTAATAGTCGGTGCTCAGCAGATCACTGCCGCTATTGCTGGTGCTTTCGTAAAGGGACCTATTAATCAAATCACAAATATCAGTTCACAAAGAGAATTGGTAAATATTTTTGGAAAGCCATCAGATGCTAACGCCGAAGATTGGTATGTAGCTTCTGAGTTTTTAAGCTATGGTGGTAGATTAGCTGTAGTTCGCACATCTACTGGTGTAGAAAATGCTAGTACCGATGGTGGTTATCTAGTTAAGAACGACCAGGATTGGATTTCTGGTGGTTTTATTTCAGAAACTTTTGTTGCCAGAACTGCAGGAACTTGGGGCAATTCACTTCTAGTTGCTGTAGTTGATAGAGGTGCAGATCAGTACGTAACTTTAAGTGCTGCTCCCGATGTTATTGCCCAGCAAACTATTTTAGAATTTACCAACGGAAAAACTGCAGAAGTAGTTTCTTGGGATGCTCAAACTTTAGTAGCATCTATTCTTTTAACCAACGGTTCTGGATTAATTGCTTCTGGAGATGTTTTAGAAGGAGGGAGTGTTTTACCAGGAGCAGCTGCTATCACTGCAACTGCTGTTTCTGATTGGTACACCAACACAGAAATTACTTATGGAATGGGCCAAACAACAGGTATTAAGTTATCCGCAATCGGTCCTCGTCCAGGAACTTCAGAATATGCTTCAACTAAAGGAATTGAATGGGACGAAGTACACGTAGCCGTTATTGATTTAAATGGTATTATTTCTGGTTCCGCAAATAATATTGTTGAAACGTTTACATACCTTTCAAAACTTGGTGATGGCAAGAGCACTGAAGGTGCTGACACTTATTACAGAAACGTAATTAATCAGCAATCATCATATATCTTTACTGGTGCTCATCCTTCAACTCAATATAATGTAGGCAACGGAGCTGCCTATTATGCATGGGGATTACAATCATCTGAAATGGAATCAGGTGATAAATTTACCTTAGCTCTAGTAGCTTCCAATGCTCTCTATGGTGGTGTTGATGATTATCAGTACAACTCAGCAGAGTATGGCGATGCTATTGATCTATTCTTAGATACAGAAGAAACCAATGTAGATTTCATCCTTATGGGTGGATCTATGACACTAGAAAATGATACCAAAGCTAAAGCTAACAAAGTCATTTCTATTGCTGCTTCGAGAAAAGATTGCATCGCCTTCGTATCTCCTCACAAAGGAAATCAGGTAGGTAGCAATGGTGCTTTAACTTCTTCACAGCAAAAAGTTAATACCATCAATTTCTTCAATGGTTTAACTTCAACCTCATTCGCAATTTTTGATAGCGGTTATAAGTATTTCTATGATCGTTTCAATGATAAGTATCGCTACCTCCCATGTAATGGAGACGTAGCTGGACTATGTGTATCTACTTCTGCTACTCTAGACGATTGGTATTCGCCAGCTGGAGTAAATAGAGGTTCTCTACGCAATGCAGTCAGACTTGCTTACAATCCAAACAAAGCTGATAGAGATGAGCTTTATCAGGCAAGAATCAATCCTATTGTTTCTTTCCCTGGCTCTGGTGTAACTCTGTTTGGTGATAAGACTGCTCTTGCTTCTCCAAGTGCTTTCGATAGAATTAACGTTCGTCGTTTATTCTTAAACATCGAAAAAAGAGTAGGCGATCTTTCCAAGCAAGTTCTATTTGAACAGAACGATGAAGCTACTAGATCTTCATTCTCAAGCGCCGTTAATGCTTACTTGAACGAAGTTCAAGCAAGAAGAGGCGTTACAGATTTCCTTGTGGTTTGTAATGAATCAAACAATACTCCTGATGTTATTGACCGAAATGAATTCGTTGCTGAAATTTACATCAAACCAACCCGCTCCATCAACTATATCACGGTTACATTCACTGCAACCAAGACTGGAGTATCTTTTAACGAAGTAGTTGGTCGTTAATTTATAAAACAACAACGAGGTAAACTAAAATGGCAAAAGTATACACAAGTAAAATCAACGATTTTATTAATAAGGTAGGACAAGGCGTAAAGCCTAATATGTTCGTGGTCGATATTGTATTTCCAACTGGCGCCATTGGCGCTGGTGGAGATGGCACTGCAACCGTAACATCTGAGCAAGACAAAGAGCTTGTCAATATTATGTGCAAATCAGCAGCTCTTCCTGCATCTAATCTAGGTGTTATTGAAGTTCCTTTCCGTGGAAGAACAGTAAAGATTGCTGGCGATAGAACTTTCGACACCTGGAGCCCAACATTTATTAATGATAAGGACTTCAAAGTTCGTGCCTTGATGGAGCAATGGTCAGAAGCTATTAATGGTCATGCTGGTAATACTGCTGATCTATTAACTCCACTATCTGGTGACGCAAGTGGCTATACTGCTCACATGTTTGTTCACCAATTAGAGAAAGGTTCTACTCCAGATTCTTCAAATATTTTAAGAACTTACAAACTTTGGTATGCATTCCCTACCAATATTTCTCAAATTGATCTTGGCTATGATAGCAATGATCAAATTGAAGAGTTCTCAGTTGAATTCCAATACTCATATTGGACATCAGAACCAGTATCTTCTCCAAGAGCTGGAGTAACAACTCGTCAAGTTAACGCTGACGTTTGATAACTAAATAGAGTATCGAATTAAATAATTTAATATGAGTCAACTGTTTGGATTTAAAATCAACAAAAAGGAGGGATTGAAAGGTCAGTCCCCAATTCCTCCTAATCAAGATGATGCCGTAGCCACTGTAGCAGGTGGCTATTTTGGCACGTATGTTGATGTTGAGGGCGTATCCAGAAATGAGTATGAGCTTATTCAACGTTATCGTAGTATGGCGTTGCACCCAGAATGTGATTCGGCTATTGATGAAATTGTAAACGAATTTGTAGTATCAGACGCTGACGATTCTCCTATAGAAATTGAGCTATCCAATTTAGATATTGGTCAAAATATTAAAACTAAAATTAGACAAGAATTTAATAACATCTTAAGGATGTTAAAATTTGATAAAAATGCCCACCAAATTATTCGTAATTGGTATATTGATGGTCGCATGTATTATCATAAAGTTGTTGATTTAGATAATCCAAAGAAAGGCATTTTAGAACTTAGATATATTGATCCCCTAAAGATTAAAAAAGTACGTCAAAAAATTAACAAGGACGAAGCAGAAAAGCATTTACAAAAAGGTTCTGGTTTAGAATTTGATTGGGGCGATTATATTGAATATTACATTTACAATCCACAAGGATTTGGTGTAGCTGGTGTACCAAATACTACAGGATCTTTTAATTATGCAAACAGCCAAGGTATCAAGATGGCTGTGGATTCTGTTGCTAATTCAGATTCTGGATTAAAGGATACTAACAAGAAGATTGTAATCAGCTTTTTACACAAAGCAATCAAGTCACTCAACCAGCTAAGAATGATTGAGGACTCACTGGTTATCTATAGATTGTCCCGTGCTCCAGAGCGTCGTATTTTTTACATTGATGTTGGTAATCTTCCTAAGGTAAAAGCAGAGCAATACCTTCGTGATGTTATGGCAAGATATCGCAACAAGTTGGTATATGATTCTGCTACTGGAGAAATCCGTGATGACAAAAAGCATATGAGTATGCTTGAGGACTTCTGGTTGCCTCGTAGAGAAGGTGGTCGTGGCACAGAAATTACTACACTTCCTGGTGGTCAGAATCTTGGCGAACTAAAAGACGTAGAATACTTCAGAAAGAAACTATACAATTCATTAAACCTGCCACCATCTCGTTTAACAGATGACAACAAAGCATTCAACCTAGGTAAAACAACAGAAGTTCTTCGTGACGAACTTAAATTTGCTAAGTTTATTGGTCGTCTACGCAAAAGATTTTCTGAGCTATTCCACGATATTTTAAAAACTCAATTAATTCTGAAGGGCATAGTCACACCAGAAGATTGGGAAGAAATGGAAGAGCATATTCAATATGACTTCCTATTCGACAATCACTTCAATGAATTAAAAGAAGTTGAACTGATGAAAGAGCGTCTAGCTCTTGTCACAGAAATGGATCCATTTGTTGGAAAATATTTTTCAACTGAATATATTCGTCGTCAAATTCTTATGCAAACTGATAAAGAGTATAGAGAACTTGACAAGCAAATGAAGAAAGATATTAAGTCTGGCATTGCAATAGATCCATCGGATTCTATGGCTTTAGATACTATGTCTAGACAAAATGATGCATTTGCTCCAGAAATTCAAGATGCTCAAGCTGAAGTAGATGCTCAAAGAGCATTAGATGCGGAAAAAGAAAAAGCAAAATTAGCTCCAAAACCAAGTTCAAATAAACCTTCTGCTAAATAATACTATAAATTAACGTTTATTTATATGTCTAACACTTTGGATATTGTGAATTTGATTGCAAACAAAAACAAAGCAGAAGCCTTAGATGCTGTTCATGATCTAATGCAAATTTCTGCTGCTGAAGCTATTGGCTTGTACAAACAAGCAGTTGCTTCAACTTATTTCAACGAGCCAGTAGATTCACTAGAAACAGAACAATGAAACTAATCACAGAAAATATCGAAGAGATTAGCGTTCTTGTAGAAGAAGCTAACGGAAAAAAGCATCTTTATATTGAAGGTGTATTTTTACAATCCGAAATTAAAAACCGTAATGGGCGAGTATATCCCTTCGATGTATTAAATCGTGAAGTTCAACGTTATAATGAAAGTTATGTTAAGTCTGGTCGTGCTCTAGGAGAACTAGGACATCCAGATGGTCCAACGGTAAATCTCGATCGTGTATCACACCGCATCACAGAACTACGTGCTGATGGCACTAACTTCTACGGTAAGGCAAGAATTTTAGAAACCCCAATGGGAAATATTGCCAAGTCTCTTTTGGAAGAAGGAGTTAAGCTTGGAGTATCTTCCCGTGGTATGGGATCTTTAGAAGAAAAGAACGGAGCGAATTATGTTCGTGACGATTTTATGCTTGCTACTGCTGCGGATATTGTAGCTGATCCTTCTGCTCCCGACGCATTTGTGAATGGAATTATGGAAGGTAAAGAGTGGATTTGGGAAAATGGTATTCTGCGTGAACAACAGATTACTAAATATCATAGATATATTTCCGAATCTACTAGGAAAAACCTAGAGGAAAGAAAGCTTAATGCATTCAAGCATTTCCTTTCAAATCTCTAATTTAATAAATAATCTTAGAATAATCGTAAAAGAAGTCCGAGGAAACTCAAATGTCAGATATGTTAAACGAAAGATTTGAGGAGCTTGTTAAGGAGCAACATATTGTTCTAGAAGCTGGCGATCCAATGCCAACGGTAACTGCTTCAGTTATTCCTGCTTCTGGTAGTGAGCCTTCTCAAATCTCCGATGTACAAACCGCTAAGGCTGGGGGTAAAGATCCTGCACCTTCAGTACCACCCACGGTTGCTATCGGTCAGAAAGCCGCAACTGATTTAGGTGGTTCAACTTCAGGTCCTCTTCATGATAATGAAGAAGAAGGTGAAGAAAACCCTGGAGCTAAAGCAGCTGCACCTATCTCACAAATTTCTGGTGATGCTCAACAAGCTCATCAAAATAGTGCAGGAGATATGGGAACCACTCCAACTGTTGGTGTAGAAGTTGCTTATGGAACTAAAAAAGGTCCTAATGTAACTTATCCAATCAAGCCTTCTTTCGAAGAGTTAGATCTTTCGAGTGATGTTGCTGCTCTAACCGAAGGCGAGGAGCTTTCCGAGGAGTACAAAGATAAAGCAAAAACAATTTTTGAAGCTGCTGTAAAAGCTAAGCTTGTTGAAGAACATGCCAAGCTTGTTGAGCACTTCCAAACAAAACTTGATGAGCATGTACAGGCTGTTAAAGCTGAGCTTGCTGAAGAAGTTAACGGTACTATCAAGTATGGTATCGGTCAGTGGATCGAGCAAAATCAAGTTGCTATCGATCGTGGTGTACGCAATGAAATCACTGAAGATTTTATTGCGGGTCTCAAAAATCTATTCCAAGAGCATTATATTAATATTCCCGAGGACAAAGTTGAAGTCGTCGAGGAAATGGTTGACGAGCTTCGTGAAATGGAACAGCGCCTCAACGAACAAATTGAGCGTAACGTGGAATTAAATAATCGTCTTGCCGAGTCAACGAAAGCAGTAATTCTGAACCAAGTTTCAGAAGGTCTTGCCGATACTCAGAAAGAGAAACTTGCTTCATTGTCTGAAGGAATTACTTACGAAACAGCAGAGAGATTTGCTGAGTCTGTGAAGACGCTTCGCAAGTCATATTTCCCTGAATCAGTATCACATTCTGAAGTAGGTGATGACAATCCAGTAACACTTAGCGAAGAAGTATCACCAGCTATGGCTGCGTACTTAAATGCTATTTCACGCTGGAAATAATTTAAATCATAAATATTAACAAACGACAACAAACGTTTAAGAGGTAAAAATGTTCAACGCTTCCCAACTTACAGAGAAGTGGGCACCTGTTCTCAACCATTCCGAGGCTCCTGCCATCACGGATAAGTACAAGCAGGCTGTAACCGCTGTAATTCTAGAGAACCAAGAGAGAGCACTTCGTGAAAACGCAATGCTCACCGAAGCTCCTAACACCGTAGGTGCTATTGGTCCTAACGCACTTTCAGGTTCAGGTCTTGACACCAAAACTGGTGGTCTAGCTGGTTTCGATCCTATCATGATCAGCCTAGTCCGTCGTGCCATGCCTAACCTAATGGCTTATGACATCTGTGGTGTTCAGCCAATGAGCGGCCCCACTGGTCTAATCTTCGCCATGAAGGCTCACTATCAGCATAATGGTGCTGCTGGTCTACGCCAAGGTCGTGAAGCTCTATTCAACGAGCCTGATGTTAACTTCTCTGCTAACACTCAGGGTCCTGCTGCTTACAACGATCCCGTCAACCCACTCGGCGTTGCCAACGATCCTGCTTACGCAGAATCAAACCCAGGTCTTCTTAACGACGCTGGTGCTGGTGCTGGTACTTACGAGCGTGGCGTTCGTCCTATTGCCCGTGAGACTGCCGAAGTTCTAGGATCAGGTGCAACCCTGTTCAACGAAATGAGCTTCAGCATCGAGAAGACTGCTGTAACCGCCAGAACCAGAGCCCTCCGCTCAGAGTACACTCTAGAGCTAGCTCAGGATCTTAAGGCTGTTCACGGTCTTGACGCTGAGCAAGAGCTAGCCAACATCCTCAGCTCGGAGATCCTTGCTGAAATCAACCGTGAAGTCGTTCGTACTGTATACACCATCGCTAAGCCTGGTGCTCAGAACAACGTTGCCCGTGCTGGCGTATTTGACCTTGACGTTGATTCAAACGGTCGTTGGTCAGTTGAGAAGTTCAAAGGTCTTCTATTCCAAGTTGAGCGTGATGCTAATGCTATCGCTCAGGAAACTCGTAGAGGCAAAGGTAACTTCCTAATCTGCTCTGCTGACGTAGCTTCGGCTCTAGCCATGGCTGGTGTTCTTGACTACTCCTCAGGTCTAAACGGTGCTGGTGGTCCTTCCATCGGTCAGGTTGATGACACTGGCAACCTCGCTGTTGGCACCATCAACGGTCGTATCAAGGTCTTCGTTGATCCTTATTCGGCTAACGTATCGAATGATCACTACTACGTCATGGGTTATAAGGGCACATCACCTTATGATGCTGGTCTATTCTATTGCCCATACGTTCCCCTCCAGATGCTACGCAGCATTGATCCTCAGACCTTCCAGCCTAAGATCGGCTTCAAGACCCGTTATGGCATGGTTGCTAACCCATTCGTATTCAACGGTGTTGATGCCAATGGCGTTCCCATCCCTGATGCTGAGACCCTCACTGCTTCGAAGAACATGTACTACAGACGTGTTCGTATTCAGAACCTCATGTGAGTCTTTCTCACAATTTTCAAGAGTCCCTTCGGGGGCTCTTTTTTTATGCAAATAAATATATTATAGCTTGGGAAGTTGACATGACTGCTGAATGGTATAAGGAGCAACCACAAAATAGGAACTTTCTTACTCCTGTAGGTTTTCAATTAAAATTAGAATTATTTGATGGCGTAGATTTTTTCTGTCAAAAAGCAAATCTACCTGGCATTAATATGCCTTTCACAGAAGTTCCTACTAGGTTCAGAAATTTTCCTATTGTTCCTGGTGGCGGAGTTACATATGAAGATTTTAATGTAACGTTTATTATTGATGAAAATTTAAAAAATTACAATGCCGTCCAGAAATGGATGAGAGAATTTGGAAATGCTGAGCAGAACCATCAGGGTCCTGTAGATTATTCTAGAGGTCAGTTAATGATAGTTACTTCAAACTTCAATCCAGCATTTTTTGTTGATTTTGAGAACCTATTCCCAATCAGTTTAACACCAATTGATTTTGATGCCACTGTAGATGATATCGAATACTTTACCGCACAGGTAACATTTAAGTATACTAATTTTACTCTTCGTGATAAAAACTTTACATTACTATGAAATTTGAAAACATCGTTAAATTATTTGAAACAATTAAAGAAGAATGGTCAATTGACAGTCATATTGATTTTCAATTTAAAAACAAACAATACACCGAGGATCTTGGTAAATTAGCATTAGAGATCCCTTTTCAGCACAATAAATATTTAAACTACTACACAGATCTTAGCCAAGTTAAAACTTCACTAGAGTTTGAATACAGGCGTGTAGTAAAAGAAAAAAGAGAATATTATTCTGGCGAAGCAGACGCCAAAGTGTATGCCGAGAAACCTTTCGGCACAAGTATTAAAACAGCAGAAAAAATGAGAACCTATCTGGAATCAGATGAGGATATCATTAACATCGAAGCAAAAATTAAATACGTTGAACAGGCACTTTACTTCCTGGACAGTGTAATGAAAATGATTTCCAATCGTGGATTTCAAATCAAATCGGCTATTGACTGGGAAAAATTTATTAATGGTACTACCTAATGTCCAGATTAGTTATTAGAAAAAAGAACGAAGTATTTTTACAGATTCAAGCAGAACCTTATATTCACCAAGAATTATCTGATTACTTTACTTTTGAAGTTCCTGAAGCTAAATTTCTAAAAAGAAATCCTAAGTACAAATATTGGGACGGAACCATTCGTTTGTATTCACCTGGCACAGGAGAGCTGTATGCTGGGTTATACAATCACCTTGTTCAATGGTGCAAAGAAAAACAGTACTCATTAGAATCTGTTAACAATGATTGGTATGGCAGTGCTGAAGATGTAAATGATTTTGTATCTCCAGTTGGTGTCAAAGATTTTGTTGATAAAATTTCTAACATCAAAGCAAGAGATTATCAATACTACACGGTTTACCTCGCCCTCAAATATCACAGGGGATTATTTCTCTCCCCAACAGGCTCTGGCAAATCGTTAATGATTTATTCTCTTGTTAGATATTATCACGCCACAGATAAAAAAATTCTTATCATTGTTCCTACTACATCACTGGTGGAACAAATGGTAAAAGATTTTACTGATTATGGATGGAATGTTGAAGAACATATTCACAAAATTTATTCAGGTAAAGAAAAAAATTCTGATAAACCTATCATTGTTACAACATGGCAATCCATTTATAAATTCCCTAAAAGATATTTTGATGACATTGATTGTGTAATTGGTGACGAAGCACACTTGTTTAAATCTAAATCACTTACTGGTATTATGGAAAAGCTTCATAATGCCAAGTATCGTTTTGGTTTCACTGGAACACTTGATGGAACTAAAACACACAAGTGGGTTCTCGAAGGTCTCTTTGGTGCTTGTGAAAAAGTAACCAAAACCGATGATCTAATTAAGAAAGGACATCTATCCAATCTTCGTATTAAGATTCTTCTGTGTAAGCATGAGTATCAATATTTTGAAGATTATCATCAAGAGATGGAATTTATTGTCACAAATAAGAAACGAAATAATCTCATTAAAAATTTAGTGAATGATCTTGATGGCAATACATTAGTTTTGTTTAACTATGTTGAAAAGCATGGTGAGCCATTATTTGAATTAATAAATACCACTGTAAATAATGATCGTAAAGTATTTTTTGTACACGGATCAGTTGATACAGATGATCGTGAAGAAGTAAGGAAAATTACTGAGCAAGAAAGTAATGCTGTTATTATTGCTTCCTACGGAACGTTTAGCACTGGTATTAATATTAAACGTCTTCATAATATTATATTTGCTTCACCATCTAAATCTCGTATCAGGAATCTCCAAAGTATTGGAAGAGTACTTAGAAAAGGAGAAGGAAAAGAAATAGCTACTCTTTATGATATTGCTGATGATGTTTCTTCTAGAACAAAACAAAATTATACGTTAAGGCATTTACAAGAAAGAATTAAAATTTATCAAGAAGAGAATTTTAAATACGAAATTATAAAGGTAAATCTACAATGATGGAAGAAGAGTTTTATTCAACACTAAAACTAACATCAGGTGAAGAAATAGTTGCTAAAGTATGCTATCTACCAGAAGAGAATTCTTTATTGGTAGAACAACCTATGTTAGTTGAAAAATTATCTCAAAAAAAGAATGGTAAATCTTTAGTAGGATTTGTTCTTAAGGAATGGATAAATTCTACTTATGATACTTTATTTGTTATCAAGATGGAACAAGTAATTACTATGACTGAACTTGATAAAAGAGTAGAGAAATTTTATTTAAATAATTTAAGTAGTGATTACCAAGAGGAATCATCTGAAGATTCTATAGATATTAAACCAAAGAACTTTAGTAAAAGGATGGGTTACTTAGGATCTGTTAAGGAAACTAAAAAGTTTCTTGAAGACATCTATAAAAAGTCCTAAAGTAATTTAAAGTATTTAAAGATATTATTCATCTGAACCTTGACAGAGTTATCCTACTCGGTTTCTGAGGTTTTGTCAACCCCCTTGACAAACCCATCTGGATGGTGTATAGTGATACCATAACAATTTGGATAGAGATATGGGCTATGGCAAAAAAGAAAACAGAGAATTACGTCAATAATAAAGAATTCTTAGAGGCTATTTCTGTCTATAGGAAAAAGGTTATTGATGCCAAAGAGCAAGGAAAACCAAAGCCGAGAGTTCCCAATTATATTGGCGACTGCTTTCTTAAAATTGCTACACACCTATCATACAAACCAAACTTTGTAAACTATATGTTCCGTGATGAGATGATCTCAGACGGCATTGAAAATTGTTTACAATACATTCATAACTTTGATCCAGAAAAATCTAGTAATCCTTTTGCTTATTTTACTCAGGTAATTTATTTTGCCTTCTTGAGGCGAATTGCTAAAGAGAAAAAGCAATTAGAAATCAAAACAAAGATTCTAGAAAGAACTGGGTACGATCATGTAATGTATACCGAAAGTTTCGAAGGAGACATGGCAGGACTTAATCAAAATTATTCTGATATGTCTGGCATCAAAGAAAACCTGGAGATCAAGAACAAACGATGACCGTAGCATTGATTACCGACCAGCATTTAGATGGACGTAAGGGTAGTGTTATTTTCTGGGAATACTTTAAGGAGTTTTATGACAATGTGTTTTTTCCAACATTGGAAGAACAGGGAATATCTACCATTATCGACCTCGGAGATACGTTCGATAATCGTAAGGGCATTGATTTTAATGTTTGGAATCGTATTCGCCGTCATTACTTTGACCGTATCCGTGAGCTTGGCATTACTCTTCATATGATCACGGGGAATCATGATGTGTATTATAAAAACACAAATGATATAAATTCTCCAGAGCTTCTTCTTTCCGACTATGACAACATCATCGTCTACTCAAAACCCACCACCACAACTATTGAGGGCATTCCTATTTGTATGCTCCCTTGGATCAATTCTGAAAATGAAGCAGAAACACTTGAACATCTAAAACAGACATCAGCTAAAATTGTGATGGGTCATCTTGAACTGAATGGGTTTGAGGTTTCGCCTGGGATGCTTCATGAAGGTGGTATGGAGCCAGATGTATTCTTTAAATTCAAGCAAGTATTTTCAGGACACTTTCATCACAAGTCAAGTCGTGGTAACATCACTTACTTAGGCAACCCCTACCAGATGTTCTGGAATGATTACAAAGATCCCAGAGGATTTCATCTTTATGAGCCGTCATCCAATAAGTTACGTTTCGTCAAAAACCCATACGAAATTTTCCAGAAGATTTATTATGATGATGCTGATCCTAATTACAGCGTCGATCCCAGTGAGTATTCAAACACTTTTGTTAAGGTTGTCGTAGAGAACAAAAATGACTTTTTTAAATTTGAAAAGTTAGTTGAAAATCTTTATGAAGCTGGTGTTCATGATTTAAAAATTGTAGAAAACCTTGTGGAAAAAGACACCACAAAACATGCGGATACTGATCTTGAAATTAAAGATACTCTCTCACTTCTAAATGAATACATTGATGAAGTTGAGATGAACGTAAATAAGACTAACTTGAAGCAAATTATGAGATCACTATATATTGAAAGTTGTGAAGTAGTATGATGTTTATCCTCACACTGAAGAATAATCCAGACGGAGTATTTTCCGTAATCGATGATGAAGGAGATCAAATCATTCCCATCTTCGAGTGTGAGGATGATGCTGAACGATATCAAGAACATCTCGAAATAGTAACAGAAAAGTATAAACTTCAGGTTGTAGAGATACCAGAAAAAGCAATTCTTTCTGCTTGCGAAGAGCGAGACCAAAAGTATGCTATAATAACAATTGATGACTTTATTATCCCGCCACATGATTTAGGATGATTGTATTTAAAACTTTAAAATGGAAAAACTTCCTTTCAACAGGAAACACTTTCACTGAGTTTAATCTCAACGGTGCCAAAACAAATTTAATTGTAGGAGCAAACGGAGCAGGCAAAAGCACTATTCTGGATGCTCTTACTTTTTCTTTGTTTGGAAAACCATTCAGAAAGATCAACAAACCAATGTTGATGAACAGTATTAATGGTGCCGATCTTGTTACCGAAATCGAATTTGAATCTGGCAAGAATCAATTCAAGATTGTTCGTGGTATTAAACCTGGGGTGTTTGAAATATGGCAGAATGGTTCCCTATTAGATCAGTCATCATCCACGACTGACTACCAGAAATATCTTGAGCAAAATATTCTCAAGATGAATTACAAATCATTCACTCAGATTGTGGTTCTTGGATCATCAACTTTTGTTCCATTCATGAGGTTGCCCGTAGCATCTCGTAGAGAAATTATCGAAGACATTCTCGATATTCAAATTTTCTCTATCATGAATCTAAACCTGAAAGAAAAAATTAAAACTTCTGGTGATGAGTTGAAAGAGAAAGATTATGAGATTGATCTGCTGGAAGAAAAAATCTTAATGCAGAAAAATTTTATTGCTAATCTTGAACTTCAAAACAAGAATGACATAGAAGAAAAGAGTAATAAGATTTCTAATCTTACTTCTCTCGAAAAGGAAGTTAATATTACAATTAAACAACTTGGCGAAGAAAGAAATGCTCTCAATAAAGAGATGAGCAATTTTGAAAATGCTACTACTAAACTTAAAAAACTTGGCAACCTCCGTGGTAAAATCCAACAGAAGTTTGCTTCTCATAAAAAAGAACATAAGTTCTTCACGGAAAATACTACATGTCCTACCTGTACTCAGCACATTAGCGACGAATTGCGTGACACTAAAGTAGCTGAGATTATGGGTTCTATCAAAGAACTTAAACAGGGCATGGAAGAAATGGAGGAAGCTATCAAGCTTGAAGAAGAACGTGAATCTAAGTTTACTGAGTTGAGTGAAAAATGGACCAGCCTTTTTAACAATATTCAGATTCATCAGTTTCAGGTTAGTTCCTACCAATCACAAATTCAAGATCTTCAAAAAGAAATTTCTGATCTTCAGAATAATAATTTTAGTCACAATGAAGAGTCTGCTAAACTTGCCGCTCTCCAAACAAAACTGGAGGAGTCCAAAAATCAGTTAACAACTATTAAGGAAGAACAAGAATGCCTTAGGGCAGCTGCTATGCTTTTGAAGGACAACGGAATCAAAACCCGTATCATCAAAAGATACTTACCTGTGATGAATGATCTCATCAATAAGTATCTTCAAAACATGGACTTCTATGTAAACTTTACATTGGATGAAAACTTTGAAGAAACTATCAAATCCAGATTCAGAGATTCTTTCTCATATGAATCGTTCAGTGAAGGAGAAAAAGCTCGTATTGATATCGCTCTGCTGCTTACTTGGAGAGCTGTTGCTAAGCTTAAGAGTAGCGTGGATACTAACCTCCTAATTCTTGACGAGATTTTTGATGGATCACTTGACACAAATGGTAGCAGTGAGCTAGGGTGGATACTTAAAAACTTTGATGACAATACTAATGTGTTTGTCATTTCCCACCGTGAGAACATGGAAGACAAGTTTGACAAAACTTGGAAGTGTGAAAAAATTAAAAACTTCAGCGTCGTCCGAGAGACAGTTAATGAAGTGGCACAGGAGGGGTGACACCCTCCTTTTTTATGGTCTATACTGACTTCAGTTGAAACGAAACCAATGTCCCCCGTTAACCACGAAGTCAAAGGTACTCTTGCCAAACTGCTGGCAACGGAGAACCTCATCATTGAGCACAAGAAGGTGCCTACAGCATGTTTTGATGTCCAGCGCCGTGTCCTTACCCTGCCGATCTGGGACAGGGCTTCTGGGGTCGTATACGACCTTCTGGTGGGACATGAGGTAGGACATGCTATCTACACTCCTAATGAAGACTGGACTACTCAAGTTGCCGAGGGTGTACCCAAAGATTATGTGAACGTTGTGGAAGACGCTCGTATCGAGAAACTGATGAAGCGTAAGTTTCCTGGTCTCGCTCGTACTTTCTACAATGGTTATAGCGAACTCAACCGTGACGATTTCTTCAGCATTGCTGACGAAGATCTGAATGAACTGCCGCTTATTGATCGTATCAATCTTCATTTTAAGATTGGTGCTTACGCTCAAATGCCGTTCAATGAATTTGAGCAGCAGTTTGTTGAGATGATTGAAGGTGCCGAAACCTTCCAGCAAGTGCTGGCTATTTGTGATCTCATTCACAAGTACGTGAAAGAAAAGTATCAAGAACAAATGACTATGCCTATGCCTTCTGATCAAGATGGCGAAGAAGGTTCTGGTTCTGGCTCTGGTATTTCCAATGGTCAATCTGATCAACAAATGTCCAGTGGTGATGGTGGCATGACCAAACCCTCTAATGAAGAAGGTCAAGATCAATCTGGTGGCAATAGTACTGCCCAAGATGCTCCTATTGGTTCTGGTGGCGGTGGTCCTAATGACCAGCAAAAGAATGAAGAAGTTTCTAAAACTCAGCAAGCATTTGATCAGCAAACAGAAAA